AGGTTTTCCCCAACACGAAGCTTGCGGAAGACAAAAAAGGGGCGGGTAGCTGGAACACCAGCAAGGGCGGCAAGTACTACGCGGTGGGTGTGGGCGGTGCGCTGGCCGGTCGAGGCGCAAACCTGCTGGTGATCGACGACCCCCACTCGGAACAGGACTTGAAGAGCGGGTCAAAGCTGCCGTTTGAGCAGGCGTGGAATTGGTATCAGACCGGTCCCCGGCAGCGCTTGATGTGGGGCGGCTCGGTGATTGTGGTGATGACACGCTGGGGTCAGCTTGATCTGACGGCCAAGCTGGTGGACTATCAGGCGCGTAACCCCGACGCGGACCAGTGGGAAGTGGTGGAGTTTCCGGCGATTCTGCCCTCGGGGAATCCGTTGTGGCCGGAGAAGTGGCCGCTGGAAGAGTTGATGAAGACAAAGGCGACGATCAATCCGCGCTTTTGGAACGCCCAGTATCAGCAGGAGCCGACATCAGACAGTATCGCTGTCATCAAGCGGGACTACTGGAGGATATGGGAAGCAGAAGAGCCGCCCGCCTGTGAGTTCATCATTCAGTCGTGGGATACTGCGCACGACACCAAGACCACAAACGACTACAGCGCCTGCACTACGTGGGGTGTGTGGTACAACGAAGAGGACAATGACACGCCTCACTTGATACTGCTTGATGCGTTCAAGGATCGTTGGGAGTTTCCGGAGCTAAAACAGCAGGCGTACAAGAGCTACATGGAGTGGGACCCGGATGCGTTCATCGTGGAGAAGAAGGCTGCTGGTGCACCGTTGATCCAAGAGTTCAGGCGCATGGGCATACCGGTGCAGGAGTTCACGCCCAGCCGAGGCAACGACAAGAACGTGCGTGTGAACGCGGTGGCTGATTTGTTTGCTAGTGGTAAGGTATGGGCACCGGATACACGGTGGGCGCGGGAGGTGATCGAGGAGGTTGCTGCGTTCCCGGTCGGTGAGCACGACGACTTTGTTGACACGACAACACAAGCCTTGCTGCGGTTCAGGCAGGGCAACTTTATTTCACTGGACTCGGACATGAAAGATGAGCCGAAGCTGTTTAGGTCCGTGAGACACGCTGGATACTACTAAGGACACATCATGGCAGTCGATAAGGCACTGTACCAAGCCCCGGAGGGGATCGAAGCGCTGGCTGAGAATGAGCCGGACATCGAGATCGAGATTGTTGATCCGGAAGAGGTCAACATAAATGCCGACGGCATGGAGATCAGCATCCGTCCGGGCGACGAGGTGGGTGAGATTGCCTTCAACGCAAACCTTGCCGAGCACATGGATGAGCGCGAGCTGGAGACGCTTGTCTCTGAGCTGGCCGATGAGGTCAAGAACGACCTGATGTCTCGCAAGGACTGGGAGACGATGCTCAAGGAAGGCATCGGCTTGCTGGGTCTGAAGTATGAGACGCGCACTGAGCCGTGGCCGGGGGCCTGTGGTGTGTACCACCCCATGATTACTGAGGCCGTGGTGCGGTTCCAGTCTGAGACGATCATGGAGACATTCCCGGCGATGGGGCCTGCCAAGACAAAGATCGTTGGCAAACAGACCCAAGAGAAAGAAGATGCCGCTGATCGTGTGGCCGAGGACTTGAACTGGCAGCTGACGGAGAACATGACCGAGTTCCGTCCTGAGCATGAGCGGATGCTGTGGAGCCTGCCTGCTACGGGTTCGGCGTTCAAGAAGGTCTACCGCGACCCGGCTCTCAACCGCCAGACATCTGTGTTTGTACCGGCCGATGACATGATTCTGCCGTACGGAACGTCCGAGCTGCTGACCTGCCCACGCATTACACACCGCATGCGCCGCACCGAGGATGAGATCACCCGCATGCAGTACGACGGGTTCTGGCGCGACGTGGAGCTGGGCGACCCGCCCAAGGTGGTCACGGATATTCAGAAGCGCAAGGACGAGGAGATGGGCTACTCGGCCATCAACGACGGGCGCTATGTAATCTATGAGATGTGCGTTGACCTTGACCTGCCGGGGTTTGAAGACAAGGACAAAGATGGCAAGCCAACGGGCATCGCGCTGCCGTACATCGTCACCTACGTGGACCAGATCAACGCGGTGCTGTCAGTTCGCCGTAACTGGAAAGAAGACGACAAGACCAAGCAAAAGCGGCTGCACTACATACACTATCAATACATCCCCGGCTTCGGGGCGTACGGTTTGGGTCTGTTCCACCTGATCGGGGGCTTCGCCAAGAGCGCCACCAGCATAATTCGTCAGCTGGTCGATGCAGGCACACTATCTAACCTGCCGGGGGGCCTGAAAACCCGTGGTCTGCGGATCAAGGGTGACGACACCCCCATCTCCCCCGGAGAGTTCCGCGACGTAGATATTGGCTCTGGATCGCTGCGCGACAACATCTTGCCGCTGCCCTACAAGGAGCCAAGCCAAGTACTGGCCGGGTTGCTGGACAAGATTGTGGACGAGGGCCGTCGGTTTGCTGCCACGGCGGATATGAAGATCAGCGACATGTCCAACCAAGCTCCTGTTGGCTCCACGCTGGCAATTCTGGAGCGCACGCTCAAGGTCATGAGTGCTGTGCAGGCGCGTGTGCACTTTGCGTTCAAGCAAGAGCTAAAGCTCATTGCCGAGCTGGTGCGCGAGGACTCCCCGGCCAACCAAGAGTATCCGTACGACGTGGATGCGCCCAACGGTCGCAAAGCCAAGTACGAGGACTACCGCCATGTGGAGATTGTGCCGGTGTCCGATCCGAACGCGGCGACCATGAGCCAGCGGGTGGTGCAGTATCAAGCTGTGCTGCAGCTGGCGCAGACGGCTCCGCAGATTTACGACATGCCCGAGCTACATCGGCAGATGCTGAACGTGCTGGGTATAAAGAACATCGACAAGCTCGTGCCGACTGAGAAAGACCTGAAGCCCGTTGACCCGGTGCAGGAGAACCAGAACGTGCTGGCTGGCAAGCCCGTCAAGGCGTTTGCGTATCAGGACCACGAGTCGCACATCAAGGTGCACACCTCCGCGATGCAGGACCCGGTGATTGCCCAGCTGATGGGGCAGAACCCACAGGCGCAGATGATCATGGGCGCTATGCAGGCGCACATCGCTGAGCACGTTGGCTACGCATACCGTAACAAGATGTCACAGGCGTTGGGTGTACCGATGCCGAACTCGGAGGAAGGTCTGCCGCCGGAGATGGAGTACCAGCTCTCGCAGATGTTGGCACAGGCCGCTCCGCAAGTCTTGGCTGCTAGCCAAGCGATGGTTGCACAACAGCAAGCCCAGCAGAATGCGCAAGACCCGCTGCTCCAGTTGCAGATGCAGGAGCTGCAGCTAAAGGCCAAGGAAGTGGAGATCAAGGAGAAGAAGATGGCCCTTGATGCCGCTGCTAAAGCCGATGAGCTGAAGCTGAAAGAAGCGGAGCTTGCCGGGAAACAACAGCTGGAGGGCGTTCGCTTGGGCGCTCAGATGGCTAAAGACAAGGAAAACGCTCAGCGAGACGATGAGCGCGAAGGACTTCGTATGGGAGTAGAGATCGCCAAAAACAGGGCGCAGATGATGCAGGCTAAACAACAACCGAAAGGGGGTAGCAAGTGATGATTCCCGTGGATGCTCTACGGAGCAGGCTGCGCACTGAAATGAACAACTACGCCGATGATCTAGCGACCGGCGCATGCAAATCGTTTGACGAGTATCAACACCTCTGCGGGGTGATCCGGGGTCTAGCTACTGCAGAGCGGCATTTAATCGACCTTGCAGAAGAAATGGAGAAGCAGGATGAGTGACATTGATGTTGGTGCAACGCAGCAAGAAGCAGAGGAGAAGGCAAAGCAGCTTCCCAAACCGAAAGGCTACCGGATACTTTGTATGGTCCCTCACATCGAGGCGAAGTATGAAGGTGGGCTGATCAAGGCGGAAACTACCGTCAACCGAGAGGAGTTGACCACGCAGGTGCTGTTTGTGGTCGAGCTTGGTGACATGGCCTACAGCGACGCGAATCGGTTTCCGACCGGCCCGTGGTGCAAAAAAGGCGATTTTGTCCTGACCCGTACGTACGCCGGAACCCGCATGAAGATTCACGACCGGGAATTCCGCATCATCAATGACGACACCGTGGAAGCCGTGGTTGAAGACCCACGCGGCCTTTCTCACGCTTAAGGAGGACTTATGGCAACAAGTAATGGAGAGTACAAGTTTCCGGATGAGCAGGATGCCCCGAGCGCTGAAAACGCTTCGGACGCTCCGGACATCGAGGTTTCAGTCGAAGGCGACGTAGATATTGAGATCGCAGACGACACTCCGGAACAAGACCGGGGCCGCAAGCCCTTAGAGAAAGAGCCTGAAGACCTTAAGGACGAGGAGCTGGCCACGTACAGTGCCTCCGTTCAGAAACGTATTAAGGAGTTAAGCCATGCTCGCCATGATGAACGGCGAGCCAAAGAAGCACTGCAGCGCGAACAGGAGGAGATGAAACGTGTCGCTCAGCGACTTGTTGAGGAAAACAAGCGGTTGAAGCAGTACGTCTCCACCGGGGAGCAGGCGTATGCCGGTTCCATGAAGACGGCGGCAGAGGCTGAGTATGAAATGGCCAAGAAGCAGTTCAAGGAGGCGCACGAGTCGTTTGACGCGGATGCCTTGTTGGAAGCCCAAACCAAACTCATGCAAGCCCAGATGAAGCTGGAGAAGGCAAATAATTTTCGTCCTACCCCTTTACAAGATGACGTAGAAGGTGTAGAAACGACACAGATCGAACAGCAACAAAGCCGCCCTGATGAGAAAACGCTGCGTTGGCAGCAACGTAATCAGTGGTTTGGGCCTAATGACGAGATGACCGCCGTCGCGCTGATCGCACATAAGCAGTTGGTCCAATCGGGTATAGACCCGCGCAGTGACGAGTACTTCGCGCACATAGATGCACGCATGCGTAAACGGTTTCCTGACTTCTTCAACGAGAAAGAGGAACCTACCACTCAGCCAACAGAAGTGCGTAAGGCTGCTACAGTCGTCGCTCCAGCAAGTCGTTCTAACGGACCAAAGAAAATCACTTTGACTAGGACGCAAGTAGCTATTGCAAAAAAGCTCGGAGTACCTTTGGATTTGTACGCTAAACAACTTGCACAGGGGAACGCATAATGGCTGAGAACAGACTCGCTCGTGAACTCGAAAGTCGAGAGACTACACAGCGCAAAAAACCGTGGGCACCATCAAGTTTGCTTCCTGATCCTGCACCATCTAAGGGTTGGAAGTTTCGGTGGATTCGCACGAGTATTACCGGTCAGGCTGACCCGATGAACGTGTCGGCAAAGCTTCGGGAGATGTGGGTTCCTGTGAAAGCAGAAGACCACCCGGAGATGGAAATGTATAACGATCCAGCGTCAACGAGCCGGTTCAAGGGCAACATTGAAGTTGGAGGCTTGCTGTTGTGCAAAGCACCGATTGAAGCGGTTGAGGAACGGAATGCGTATTACGCGGCCCAAACTCAAGCTCAAGCCGAGGCTGTGGACAACACATTGATGCGTCAAAGTGACTCGCGGATGCCGCTCTTCAAGGAGCGTAGTTCCAAAGTGTCATTTGGGCGCGGAACCACATAATCCTTTAGGAGTTTCACATGGCATATCCGACTGTTGATAAGCCCTACGGCTTTAAGCCGGTGAACCTGCTGGGTGGCCAAGTTTTTGCTGGCTCAACCCGTCAGATTCCCATCGAAAGCGGCTGGGGCACTGCAATTTTCTTTGGTGACGTTGTCCTGATGTCCGCATCGGGCTGCGTCGTTGGTGGCGGCACTACCGTTAACACCACTACCACGGTTCAAGTGGCTGGCGTTTTCATGGGCTGCTCGTACATCAACTCCGCCGGTCAGCGCATTTATGCGCAGTACTACCCGGCAAGCACCACCGGCACGCCCGACGGCGTGAACTCGATCCAAGCGTATGTTGCTGACGATCCTGATCTGGTGATGAAGTGTGCAATTGTTTCTGGCACTACCGTTGTGGCGCAAGCTACCCGTGCGAACTTGGTTGGCGGCAACGCTCAACTGGTGAACAACGTGGGCAGCACCATCACCGGTGATTCGCAACAAGCTATTCTGAACTCGGCTGGCACGACCAGCACCTACACGTTCAAAGTGGTCGATGTTGTGCCGGACACTGCACCTGCCGCTGGTTCCTTTGTCGAAGTCCTCGTGACTTGGACTCAGGGTGTTCATATCTATCGCGGTGCTACGGGCATCTAAGGAGTAACACATGGCTATTTCACGCGCACAACTACTGAAAGAGCTGCTCCCCGGCCTGAACGCCTTGTTCGGTCTGGAGTACGCACGTTACGGCGAAGAGCACAAGGAAATCTACGAAACCGAGACTTCCGAGCGTTCGTTTGAAGAAGAAACCAAGCTGTCCGGTTTCTCTGCAGCGCCGGTTAAGGCGGAAGGCAATGCCATTGCTTATGACAATGCGCAAGAAGCTTGGACCGCCCGTTACCAGCACGAAACCATTGCCCTTGGTTTCTCGATCACCGAAGAGGCGATTGAAGATAACCTGTATGACAGCCTGTCGGCTCGTTATACCAAGGGTCTGGCCCGTGCTATGGCTTACACCAAGCAGGTCAAAGCAGCCGCAGTGCTGAACAACGGCTTCACCTCCGGATACACCGGTGGCGATGGTCAAGTTCTGTTCTCGACCGCTCACCCGCTGGTGTCTGGCGGCACTAACAGCAACACCCAGTCGACTATGGCTGACCTGAACGAGACTTCTCTGGAAGCCGCCGTTATTCAGATCGCTGCTTGGACCGACGAACGTGGCCTGCTGATCGCTGCCAAGCCGCGTAAGCTGATTGTTCCGCCGAACCTGATGTTCGTTGCGACCCGTCTGCTCGAAACCGAGCTGCGTGTTAGCACCACCAACAACGACATCAACGCTCTGAAGAACAACGGCTCGATCCCGGAAGGCTACAGCGTCAATCACTTCCTGACTGACAGCAATGGCTACTTCCTGATGACCGACGTTCCGAATGGTCTGAAGCATTTTGTCCGCACACCGCTGTCTAACAGCATGGACGGCGACTTCGACACCGGTAACGTCCGTTACAAGAGCCGCGAGCGTTACAGCTTCGGCTGGTCTGATCCGTTGGGCGCTTGGGGTTCCCAAGGCGCGTAACACGAACGGGGGGCGTAAAAACCCCCCGTTTTTTGTTTTTGGTGTATGCTCCACCTATCTGGGATTTTTCACCCGTACAGACTGCCCCAGCAGACTTAGTAGAGACGGTACGGGGATGTGCTACTACACAAGGAATATCAAATGGCTATTTCCACATTTGACGGCCCGGTACGGTCGTTAAACGGCTTCTACACGCAAGGCCCGGGTAACTTCATTACCCTTGGCGCTACCGCCACCCTCACTGTTGCGCAACACGCTGGCCACATCCTGTTGGTTCCGGCGACCTGCGCAATCACGCTCCCGACGATCAATGCTTCGGCTGATCCGACTTCGGCTGGCCCGGGTTCTGACCCCAACACCCTGAACAACCTTGGTGTGACGTTCACCTTTATCTTTACCGCCGCTTCTTCGGGAGCTACGGGACAAACCATTACCTGCTCTGGCAGTGATGCGTATGTCGGCCAAATTTCCGTTGCCGGTACGACCACCGCGTCGTTCAACTCGACCGCCAGCACCATCATCACGCTGAACGCAACCACCACTGGTGGCGCTGCTGCTGGTAGCCGTCTGGTGCTGTCGCCGTTTGCCGCGAACAAGTGGTCGGTGCAGGGTTCGTTTGTCGGTTCGGGTTCCGTCGCTACGCCGTACAGCTGATCAATCTTCTTGGGGGGCTTCGGCCCCCTTCACTGAACTCCAAGGAGATTGACCATGCAATATGATGTCTATTCGGGACACCTAAACAGTTCCGGGTTCTTTATCAACTACCGCTCCCGCCTCAAGGGGATCATGTACACGTCGTCCTCGACGGCTGGCACGATCAACATGTGGGATGTGACTGCTGCGCCCACGGCAGCAGCTACTGGCTATACGCAGTCTGGTAACACGGTGACGGTTGTGAGCGCCGCACACGGCTTGCAGACGGGTGATCGTATTGGTATCACGTTTGCCACCGCTACTGGCGTGTCTGCAACCAATGGCAACTACACGGTTACCGTCACTGACTCCAGCACCTTCACCATCACGGATGTCAACAGCAGGACTATTGCAAGTGCTACTGCTTGCACGTTCTCCAATGCTGGCGGACGTTGGTTGATGTCGGTGGATACAGCTGCGCTGACCAGTTCTGGTGTTCCGCAGAACCAAAGCATGCTGATTCCGGGTGAGGGTCTGCTTTGCCTCAACGGTATCTACGGGCAGCTTTCCAACCAAACTGGCGTGACCATTTTCTACGGGTGATTTGTGCAAAACCAAAAAGGGTTTGATCTTGTTGGCAAGAAGTTGATGATTGGTCTTCCGGCCTATGACCACAAAGTGGGCCTGAAGATGGCAGTGTCGTTGATGCAGCTTGCACAGAAGGTCTTGGAGCATGGGATTCACATTCAGGTCAGCAGCATCTGTGGCTGCTCTGTTGTATCCCGCGCTCGTAACCTGATTGCGTATGAGTTCCTTGAGTCAGACTGTGACCATCTGATGTTCATCGACTCGGACATGACGTTCGATGCGGACTCGGTGATCCGTCTGATGGCTTGGAACCAGAGCAAGGCAATCGTTGGTGGCGCGTATCAAGCCCGGAAAGCTGGCAAGGTCTACATCCTGTCGCTCGATGGCGGCGAGGGCGTGAATGGCACAGAAGGCACGGTCAGCATGGACGGCTGGGGTCTGGTCAAGGCGCATCGCATCGCCACCGGCTTCATGATGATTCAGCGTCAGGTGTTTGAGAAGCTGCGTGCCAACCACCCTGAGTGGCGGCACAAGGACACCAACAGCAACAAGAAGCTGCATGCTTACTTTGACTTCATGACCACGCCGGATGGCTACATTGGCGAGGACTTCCTGTTCTGCGACCGCGCCCGTGCGGAAGGCTTTGACATCTGGATCGACCCGACGATCAAGCTGGGTCACATGGGTGTCCATGAGTATGAGAGCGACTTCGGGAATGAGATTCTGTACCCGATGTTGAAACCTGTTGACGCACCTATGAGTGATGCTGCGTAATGGCTAAGACACCTGCATGGCAACGCAAAGAAGGCAAAAATCCTGCTGGTGGTTTGAACGCCAAAGGACGAGCCTCCTACAACGCAGCCAACCCGGGCAAGCCGGGGCTGAAACGTCCGCAACCGGAAGGCGGGGCACGGAAGAAGTCGTTCTGCGCCCGTATGAGCGGGATGAAGAAGAAGCTGACTTCATCGAAGACGGCGAACGATCCGAATAGCCGTATCAACAAAAGCCTCCGGGCTTGGAACTGCTGAGGAAATCATGGCTGATCAGTACGATGCAAAAGCCGCGCAATACCGCAAGGAATGGGCTGAGATGAACAAGACTGGCCCTGCTCCTATGCCCAAAGAAATTGCTGATAAACAGGCGGAACAGAAGCGCAAGGAAGCGGAAGACAAAGCATACGAAGCCAGCAAAAAGCCGGTCAAATTTGCTAAAGGCGGTTCAGCTTCCTCTCGTGCAGACGGTTGCGCTCAACGCGGCAAGACGAAAGGTCGGATGGTCTGATGCCTTGGACCGCCAAACAGCTGAAGCTCTTCCGTGCCGCAGCGCACAATCCTGCCCTTGCCAAGAGCAGCGGGATCAAGCAAGCCGATGCTGAACGCATGTCAAAGGAAGGTTTGAAGAAGATGGCTGGTGGCGGTAGAGCAGTGATCAACAAGCAGGACACGAAGCACGGCAAGATGGATATGCCGTTCAACAAACTCAACCGGTTCGCCGGTATGAAAGCTGGAGGACTTATGGACAAAGGCGTTGACAAAAAGCTGCCTACGGGCAAACAAATGGGGAATCTCGGTATGAAATCTGGCGGAATGAAAGAATCCAAGGCGATGGTTGGCAAGGAAGTGGCCTTCATGAAGAAGAAGGGCGCTCCCAAGTCAATGATCCGGCACGAAGCTGCTGAGATGGGCGCGATGAAAAAAGGCGGTATGGCCAAGTACGCCAAGGGTGGTGGCATCGAGTCTCGTGGCAAAACCAAAGGCACGATCATCAAGATGGCGGCTGGTGGTCTGGCTGGTGGCCACAAAGCGGCTGATGGCATTGCCCAGCGCGGCAAGACCAAGGGCATGAAAGTGTCCATGAAGGGCGGCGGGTACTGCTAATGCGCCCCTCACGCGGAATGGGGGCAATTGCCCCCGCCAAGATGCCGAAGGCTAAGACCATCAAGCGGAAAGACGATCCGCAGGATGTGGACATGTACGCCGAAGGCGGCAAGGTAAGCCGCGTGAATGAAGCTGGCAACTACACCAAACCGGGCATGCGCAAGTCGCTGTTCAACCGCATCAAGGCTGGTGGCAAAGGCGGTGCTCCGGGACAGTGGTCTGCGCGTAAAGCACAGATGCTGGCTTTACAGTACAAAAAGTCTGGCGGGGGGTATAAGTGAGTGGACTCGCCAAACCGCAAGCCAGCCTCAAAGCGTGGACCCAGCAAAAGTGGCGCACGAAAAGTGGCAAGCCATCTACGCAGGGAAGCAAAGCGACGGGAGAGCGTTATCTCCCCGAAGCCGCCATCAAAGCGCTCTCCCCGCAAGAGTACGCCGCCAGCACCCGTGCCAAGCGAGCCGGTAAAGCTGCAGGAAAACAGTTTGTACCGCAACCTAAAGGCGTGGCTAAGAAAACTGCTGCGTATAGGAAATAAGTAATGGCTACCGTTCCGTACAAAACTACTGATACGTACAACTTCAACCTAGACCTAAATAATCTGGTTGAGGAAGCGTTTGAGCGTTGCGGGCAGGAGTTGCGTTCGGGCTACGACATGCGTACGGCACGACGGTCATTGAACCTGCTGACAATGGAGTGGGCAAACCGTGGCATTAACATGTGGACAGTGGAGCAAGGACAAATCACGCTTGCTTATACAAGCCCGACTCCTACCATTACTTACGATCTGCCTGTTGACACTGTTGATCTATTGGATCACGTAATCCGCACAGGCACGTACCAGAACCAAACTGACATCAACATCAGTCGGATCAGCGAGTCTACCTACGCCATGATCCCGAACAAGAACGCTGTTGGTCGACCGATTCAGGTTTGGATTCAGCGCCGTTCAGGAGCTACGGATTCCGCTGGTGTGGCGGTTCCGCCACGGATTCACGTCTGGCCAACGCCAGACAACAGCCAGACCTACACCTTTGTGTACTGGCGGCTTCGCCGTATTCAGGATGCCGGTAACGGTATCAACGGCCAAGATGTGCCGTTCCGCTTCATGCCTTGTATGGTGGCGGGGCTAGCATTCCAGCTATCCATGAAGCTGCCAAACGTCGATCCTGCTCGGATTGCCATGCTCAAAGCTGAGTACGCAGAGCAGTGGGAAATGGCTGCTACGGAAGATCGGGAGAAAGCTCCGGATCGGTTTGTGCCGCGTGAACAGTTTATTAGGTAATCATGCCAAACAGATTTTCGTCTGGCAAAAATTCAATTGCGGAATGCGACCGGTGCGGTTTTCGGTTCAAGCTGACGCAGTTGAAGAACTTGGTTATCAAGACCAAGAATGTGTCGATCAAGGTGTGCCCAGAATGTTGGGAGCCTGACCAGCCTCAGTTGTCGTTAGGTCTGTACCCGGTTAACGATCCGCAAGCTGTACGGGAACCAAGACCGGATGTTAGCTATGTAACTTCTGGTAACAGCGGGTTGCAGGTTTTGCAGAATAACACCGGACCTTTGGGTAGCGGCTCTCCCGAGGGTGGTAGTAGAATCATCCAGTGGGGTTGGAATCCGGTGGGTGGATCAAGAGGCATTGATGCAGGGTTCACGCCGAATAACTTGGCGCTGACGATTGCGATTGGCAGCGTAACAGTAGTGACTTCATAGGAGTAGAGAATGAACACCAAACAGGTCAAAAAGATTGCAGACAAAGAAGTCAAGATGCACGAAAAGCGTCTGCATGGTATGAAAAAAGGCGGCGTAACCGGCATGGCTATGCGCAAGGTCGGTCGCAACATGGCGCGTGCAAACAACCAGCGGGGTCGGTAATGAACTCCAACGACAAGTTTGAATTCTTCTCGGCTGACACTGCTAACCCGATGAACAAGTACACGCAGCCGCGCCCAAATACCAATTCGACTGGCAAGAACGGATACCCTGACGTTGCCAAGTCTTCGGGTATTGAAGTGCGTGGTGGCAAAGCTCAGACCAAGGGCAGAATGGCCCGTGGCCCGATGGCGTAACCATGAACTACAGTACGCTGTTTGAAACCATCAAGGGATACCTTGAGAATGACTTCCCTGCGTCCACTTTCACGGACAGCGCAGGGACAGGCACGGCTACGCTCACGAGTACCGAACAGATCAATACGTTCATCACTCAAGCCGAACAGCGTATCTACAACACTGTCCAGTTCCCATCGCTTCGCAAGAACGTGACTGGCAGCGTGACTGCAAACAACAAGTATCTATCATCACCAACTGACTTTTTAGCGGTTTACTCGCTGGCTGTTGTAGACGGGGATGGAGCGTATTCGTACCTGCTGAACAAAGATGTGAACTTCATTCGTGAGGCGTATCCCACGCCAACCGATACGGGTTTGCCAGCGTATTACGCTTTGTTTGGTCCGACCGTATCTGGTTCAACCATCAGCAACGAACTGTCTTTCCTGCTTGGCCCTACCCCCGATGCCTCATATGTTGTTGAGCTTCATTACTATTACTACCCAGAAAGCATCACCACTGCCGCAAGTGGCCAAACTTGGTTAGGTGATAATTTTGACAGCGTGTTGCTTTATGGCTCTCTCGTAGAAGGCTATACCTTTATGAAGGGTGAGGCTGATTTGATCACCGCCTACAACACCAAATACATGGAAGCACTGGGTATGGCCAAGCGTCTGGGCGATGGCATGGAGCGTCAAGATGCGTACCGCAGCGGTCAGTACCGCCAGAAGGTGACCTGATGGCTTTCACCGGCAACTACGCCACCAACACCTACAAGAACGGGCTAAACACAGCCACGTTTAATCTGGGTACGGGCACGACGCAGGTCTTCAAGATTGCGCTGTATACCAACACGGCCACGTTGGATTCGACCACCACCGCCTACACCACGACGGGCGAAGTGTCGGCTACAGGATACACGGCTGGCGGACAAACGCTAACTATCAGCCAAGTGCCTACCGTTGGTTCGTCCGGTACGACTTCGTACTACTCGTTTGCCGATGTCACTTGGTCTGGTTCGTTTACGGCGCGTGGCGCGTTGATTTACAAGTATGACGGATCGGCTAATCCAGCTATGATTGTGTTGGATTTTGGTAGCGACAAAACGTCTACCGGTACGTTTGAAGTGCAGTTCCCCGCCGTCAACAACACCAACGCAATCGTGAGGATATCGTGATCGTAACCACCACTAAAGGTGATATAGATGAGGCCCTGCTGGAGAAGCGGGAAGGCTCGATTGACGATGACAATGAATTGACCACTTGGGTCGAGTACTGGCTCGATGGTGAATTGGTCCACAGATCAGCGCATGTCACGCTGAAAAAGTGGCCGACTGTCGGCGGTGAAACATCTCTTTTTGGATAGGAAATATCATGGCAAACACCCAATCAATGTGCACCACGTTTTTGAAAGAACTGATGCTCGGTCAGCATCAGTTTGGCTCGTCCACGCTGACTTCGCGTGGCAGCTTGACTGCTCCGACCACTGACACTTTCAAGGCGGCTCTGTACTTTGCGTCCGCCACGATGGATGCGTCTACCACGGCATACACCACAACCGGTGAGGTCACAAACACGTCTGGCACTGGCTACACGGCTGGTGGCGTTACGGTCACCAACGGCACGGCTCCGCTGTCCACCAACACTTCGGCTACGGCTGGTGTGGCGTACTGGACTCCGACCGCCAGCTTTCAGTGGACTGCACTGACCGTCACCACGGCGTTTGACTCCGTTCTTCTGTACAACTCGACCCAAAGCGACAAGGCTGTCAGTGTGCATACGTTCGGTTCGCAGACTATTACTGCCGGTACGTTCACGCTGACTATGCCGAGCAACACGACGAGCACTGCACTGCTGCGCCTCTCGACCACCTAATTGGAGCGCGGCCTAGCCGCGTAGATTATGTTCGGGATATCCGCATTCGCTGAAACTCCGTTCGCAGCACTTCCGGGTGCTTCTGGAACGACGGTAACAGTAGCTTTAACAGGGAGTGCGGCCAGTGGTGCTGTAGGTACGGTTGCGGCTGCATCTGATAGCACAGTTGCTCTGACTGGCAATGCTGGAAGTGGTTTTGTTGGTGCGGTAGCGGCTACAAATGCTGCTGCTTTGACGGGTGTTGTTGCAAGTGGCGTGGTTGGAACGGTAGAGCCAAGTCTCTCTGTTGCTCTGACTGGAGTTGCTGGAAGTGGTTTGGCTGGGTCGGCCACGCCCAACAAAGATTTCGCGTTGACCGGAGTTGACGCATCAGGAGCAGTTGGGCAGGTAACCCCCGCAACCTCCTTCTCGATTGCTTTGACAGGGAATGCAGCAAACGGGTCAGCCGGAACTGTTACTGCAACATCCGGTTCGAGTGCTGCCCTGACCGGCGTAGTGGAAAGTGGAAGTGCTGGAACTGTAGTCGTCTCAATGACTTCGACGGTTGCTCTGACAGGCGTAGCCGGAAGTGGTCAAGTTGGTTCGTTGTCGGCATCCATCAGTGAGGCAGAGCTTGGCGACATTGCCTTAGGTTTTGCTGGAACAGTTGGCCCAGAAACAGTAGTTGGGTTGACCGGTGTAGCGGCAAGCGGTGTAGTTGGAACAGTTGTAGCAATAGCTGGTTCTGTTGTCGCTGTGACCGGCGATGCAGCACTAGGTTCTGCGGGTAGTGTCGGGGCAAACCTGACGGTTGGTTTGACTGGCGTGTCTGCTTCCGGATCGACCGGAAGCTTGATAAGAGTAAATGCGGTTACCGGCAATGCGGCGGTGGGCAGTGTTGGATCGGTTGGCAGGTCTGTCAGTATCGCCCTGAGTGGTGTGTCGGCAAGAGGTTCTGCTGGCAGCGTGACAGCGATATATTGGAAATTAATTGACGATTTGCAGACTGCAAACTGGGCGTTGGTGGATAGTGCAGAAACTGCTGGTTGGACGGTGATAAGTAATGATGTTTCTGCCGGATGGCAGCTTATTGATGACACGGTGATTTAATGGCCCTGATTCTTGCAGATCGAGTAAAGGACACGACGACCACGTCGAGTACAGGCACGATTACGCTCAGTGGCACTGCGCCAACTGGCTATCAGAATTTCTCAGTCATTGGCAACGGTAATACCACCTATTACACCATCGCGCACCAGACTGCCAACGAATGGGAAGTTGGCATCGGGACGTACACGTCTTCCGGAACCACGTTGGCCAGAACCACGATTCTGGCATCGAGCAACGCAGGTAGCGCAGTCAACTTCAGTGCTGGCACAAAGGATGTGTTTGTTACCGCTCCAGCAGAGCGGACTGTGCAAGGTCTTGGCGGTGGAACCAGCACTCAAGCCATTGTGTTGAATGGAACGACGGCATCAGTGTCTGGAACGATTGCAACTGGTACAAACGGAATGTCCGTTGGCCCGGTCACGGTTGCGTCTGGTGTTGTGATCACAATCGCATCTGGTCAAAGGTGGTTGATACTATGAGTTCAATTGTCGTTTCAGGCGATACTAGCGGCGCTATAACAATTTCAGCCCCAGCAGTGTCTGGGACTAACACGCTTACGCTCCCGGCAGCAACCACAACTTTGGTTGGACTGACAACCACGGATACGCTGACCAATAAAACTTTGACTAGCCCCACATTAACAACGCCAAACATAAATTCAGCACAAGTTGCTACTGTGTCTGGTACAGCGCCGCTTTACATGTGTCGTGCTTGGGTGAACTTTAACGGTACTGGAACAGTAGCAATCCGCGCGTCTGGAAATGTATCAAGCATTACTGATAATGGCACTGGTGACTACACCATTAACTTTACGACTGCAATGCCTGACATAAATTACACCGTTGTTGGGCAAGGAGTAAATCCGGCTAGTTGGACTTTGGGCCCGCAACCATTTATATCATCGCCATCATTGGCAGAAGTTGCGCCAACTACATCAGCAGTTCGTTTGGTTGTTGGCAACAATTCTGGTTCTTTTCTTGATGCCAAGTATGTTTGTTATGCAATATTCCGCTAAAGGACAACCATGAACCAACGAATCATTTATCCGACTGATGACGGTGTTGCCATCATTATTCCTACGCTTGAGTGCGGACTGAGCATCGAAGAGATTGCAGCCAAAGACGTACCTGCTGGCAAGCCATTCAAGATTGTGGATGTTGCTGACATGCCAACAGACCGCACATTCCGTAACGCATGGGAATACGCAGAATGATTACGATCAACTTTGACAAAGCAAAAGCTATCACTAAGGATAGACTTCGTGCAGAACGCGCTCCATTATTTGCCGCTCAAGATGTGGCATTTCAACGCGCAGTAGAATCCGGCGCAGACACATCAGCAATTGTGGCTGAAAAGCAAAGACTGCGAGACATTACGAAACTTGCAGATGCTGCAACGTCTTTAGATGAACTCAAAGCATTGAAGGCGTAAGCATGAGCACAATTTCCGCAGGGACTACATCCACCACCACACTGCAAGTTGCTGGCGATACGAACGGTGATTTGGTTATTAAAACAAATGACACTGGTTCTGGCGGAACAACCGCCATGACAATCACCACTGCTGGTGGTGTGGCGTTTGGAACTTCTGGCACGGCATATGGAACTTCTGGTCAGGTTTTGACGTCGGCTGGCAATGCAGCCCCAACTTGGACAACACTCAGTTCAAGCCCTATAACTTCAATGGATGTATTTACAACCGGCACTTCTGCAACTTGGACGATTCCGGCTGGCGTTACTAAAGTTCGCATCACCGTTGTTGCTGGCGGTGGGGCTGGCGGTGCTGGTAACGCATCAAACGGCGGCGGTGGCGGCGGTGGCGGCGGAACAGCAATTAAGGTGCTATCTAATCTTGTTGCTGGTTCTCTTACTTATACGGTAGGTGGGGCGGGTGCTTCATCACAAGTAGCGTCCGGAACAAACAATACAATTACTACGGTTTCTGCGACCGCAGGGTCTGCTGGAAACACCGGCGGCGGTGGCACTGGTGGCATTGGAAGCAATGGAGATTTAAACATTGGTGGAACTGGCGGCGCTGGCGGTTGTACGGATGGAGATACGGTAAGCCCGGTTACTGGATCGGGGGGAGCCTCTTACCTTGGAGGTGGAGGATATGGGGCTAGAGGTGGCACGGGTCAAAGCGGTCGCGCTTACGGTGGAGGCGGCTCCGGCGGCTCTGGATCAGGTGGCGCTGGCGCTGCTGGTGTGATTATTTTTGAATACTAAGGTGAGGGCATGAAATACGCATACATTTCCACGCAGGAACCCTTTTCTCTTGGGGTTCGGATTGTTCAAGTTCAGGACACAAAAGATGGCCTTGTGGATGTTGATGGTCTTTTGTTCTGGGTTGAGTGCGCTGACGATGTAACTCCAAGCACTCACTACTACGACACTGGCGACAGCCAGATCAAGGCAGTTCCGGTTTCGGAGTAGTAATGACTATCACGATCAATGGCACGAGTGGCGTGACGTTTCCTGCTGGGGGTGTAGCTAACCCGGCAGGTTCGTATGTTGGTACGTCCGACACTCAAACATTGACGAACAAATTGGTTTCTTGTTCGGTTGGATCAACTTCTGTCCCAATAGCGCAGCTTAACCCGACCGGGACTGTTCTTGCTACGCCAACAAAAGGTGCTTTTGAATACGATGGCAACGCCTTTTATTGCGACCTTGCCAACAATAATCGTGGGGTTGTTCCAAGCTATCAAACTTTTGCCGTGCTATCTACTGTCGCCTACAACACAAACACAACCCAAAATCTTTTCGGAGATTCAAATTTTTCTACATTGAATATAGGTGTTGCAACTACATATCTATTTAAAATGAATTTGTTTTTTTCAAAAGCTTCTCCAGCAACTCCAGTGGTAAACATTTCGCTTGGTTTTGGTGGGACAGCAACTGTCTCCTCTATTTTTTATAGAGGTGCGGTTTATTCATCCAACATCACGGCAGTTGCTGGCGTCAATACCGGCGCAAACGTCGGCCAAGGAGCATCAACAACAACGGCAGCAACAGCTGTTTTTCAGGCAATTGGTAATGTACCTTTTCAATATCAAGGGTATTTTTCTGGTGCAGTAACATTTAGTGGCACAGGAACTTTCATTCCACAGGCAACTTTTACCAGTAGCAACACACCAAACCTTGCTATTGGATCAAGCATGTCAATATGGCCTATTGGTAACTTGGGAGATGCCAACGCTGTTCGCGTTGGAAACTGGACATGATCGGGGGATGTAATGGCATTGATACTTGACGGTACTGTTGGAGCTACATTCCCGGCTGGAGGCGTTGGCAATACTGCTGGCGCTGGAGTTGGCACAACTGATACGCAAACCTTGACCAACAAGCTTTTGTCTTTGGCTGCTGGCACGACAAGCGTTGCACCTCTTCAATTTAGTGCGGGAAGCAGCCAAATACTCACAACACAAACTCAAGGCGCTATTGAGTACGACGGAAACGTCATATACACCACTCCGGGTACTGGCCGAGGAGTGATGCCGGGGGTGAGTGTGTATTGCCAGCTTGGCAGCGGAAATACTATAGCCAGCCAGACGACAGCACAAAACATATTTGGCAGTAACGGATCATTTACTTCCTTTAATCCATCCACCATTAACATCAATTACCTGTTTGAAATAAATATCGGCCTGACCAAAACCGCTGGAGCTACATCACACACAATAGGCTTTGGTTTTGCTGGAAGCGCCACTGTTAGCAACATTTTTTACAGGGGCACAAGCATGAGTGTTGTTGGTTCATCGTCAATCAGCGGATTTAATACTGGTATAGCCAACATCGCATCAAACGCTGTTTCAAACAACACGGTGTCTGGAACAATAAATAACGCCGCTGCAACATTCAGTATGACAATAAATGGATTTTTAAGATTTAGCGGCACTGGAACTTTGATACCGCAGTTCACGCTCAGCGCAGCGCCCGGAGGTGCATATTCAGTTCTTCCCGGCTCGTACATGACTATCTACCCGATAGGTAACCAAGGTGGCTCTGGCACTAGCGCATCTGCAACCCGTGTTGGTCGTTGGACATAACTGGAGTAATTCATGAGTACATATTCAACCAACCTTGCACTTGAACTGATCACAGAAGGTGATCAGACTGGCACTTGGGGAACCACCACTAATACCAATCTTGGTACGCTAATCGATCAGGCGCTTGGTTACTCCACATATGTTTGCTCTGGTGGAACTGATACGATCACTATCCCGAACGGATCAACTGGTGTCGCTCGGAATATGTATCTTGAGTTGACTGGTACTGGTGGCGGCAACTTGGTTGTGCCATCAATAAAGACAAAGCTGTACTTCATCTACAACAACACCAGCAGCGCAATCACGGTAAAGGTCAGCGGCCAGACTGGCGTCTCCGTTCCTGCCGCCGCAAAGATGGTGCTCGTCAGCAACGGCACGGACGTTGTCGTGGCAACCAACTACATGTCGTCTATGACGCTTGGATCGCCGCTGGGAGTGGCGTCTGGTGGTTCTGGGGTTGCATCCAACACCGCTTATGCCGTCCTGACCGGTGGCACTACCTCAACTGGCGCAGTTCAATCGGTAGCAAGTGTTGGAACGTCTGGGCAAGTTTTGACCAGTAACGGCGCTGGCGCGATGCCTTCATTTCAAACGATCACGTCGTTTGTGACGGGAATGATCATTCTTTGGTCTGGGAGTTCTGCATCCATCCCTTCTGGTTGGGTGCTTTGCAACGGATCAAACAGCACACCAGATTTGCGCGACCGCTTTGTGGTTGGCGCTGGATCAACTTACGCCGTTGGGGCAACCGGCGGCTCTGCAAACGCAACGCTGGTCAGCCACACCCACACGGCCACTGATTCAGGACACACGCATACCAGCACAATCAAAAGCACGAAAAAGTCTGGCGGAGACACTCCTGACATTTTGTCTGCTGGCGAAAACCTTAGTGGCGACAAGACGATAACAAGCAACACCGGAACTGCAAACATCACCGTCAGTACAGAGGGTTCGTCGGCAACCAATGCCAACTTGCCGCCGTACTACGCTCTTTGCTACATCATGAAGACTTAATCATGGGTGAAGAATCTCTTGAAACAAAACTGGCCGTTCACGAGGCTATTTGTTCGGAGCGGTACAGCAACATCGCCACCTCGTTGAAGGATGGCGACAAGCGCATGACCAAGATCGAGTACCTGCTCTATGCAGTGATTGTCGTGGTCTTGCTTGGCCCCGGTGTCGGGGCTGAATTTGTCCGCAAGCTGCTCGGACTGTAGAGAGGATTTATGCGAAATGATCGACCCAATTACCATAGGTGCGGCGTTTGCCGTCGCAAAGGGGGCTGTAGCCGGAGTTAAACAGGCAATCGAGCTTGGTCATGAGATCAAGGATTGCTACGAAGACCTGCAAAAGTTCTTCAATGCTCAAGGCGAAATTGAGAAAGCGGCCAAGGAAGTTGAGGCAGCAAAGACTCAACCCAAGCCGGAAGACCCGAAGGAAGCAGAAAAACAGGAAAGCGCCCTGTCGCAAGCATTCACGATTGTGATGCAGCGCAAGCAGTTGAAGCAGTTTGAAACTGAACTGCGCGACATGTTTACACTCAAGGGCGAGTTGGAGTTGTACCACGAACTATGCGCTGAACGTAACCGCATAGCAGGTGAGCAGGATGAAGCGCACAGAGAAGCAATACGCAAGGCAAGACTGGCAAAGGATAGAGCGGCAAGGAAAAAACAGGAGCAGGAAGAGTTGCTGATGACGGCTGGCATCTTCGTGTTCTTGGGTATCGGCGGCATCATCATTTTCGTCGCCATTTATTTCAGGGGTTGATCATGTTTCCACTCGGCGCGGTGCTAGATATTGGTAGCAAGATTCTGGACAAAGTGTTTCCAGACCCGGCTGCTGCTGAAGCAGCCAAGTTGAAGTTGCTGGAGATGCAGCAAAACGGCGAACTGGCTCAACTGAATGCCGACGTATCGGAGCAGCACGAACTGACAGACCGGCTAAAAGCCGATATGGGTTCTGACTCTTGGTTGTCGAAGAACATCCGTCCCATGACTTTGATCTTCATCCTTGTCACCTACACCGTGTTTGGCTTGATGTCGGCATGGGATGTGGAAGTGAACAAGGAATATGTACAGCTGCTTGGGCAATGGGGCATGCTCATCATGAGTTTTTATTTTGGCGGAAGGACGCTTGAGAAAATCATGGGGGTCAAGAAATGAACCGTGAAAACACGATCTGCTTCGTAACTATCCTTGTCAGCATCACGCTGTCGCTGGTCATGGTGTCAATGGTTGGTGTCTTCCTGTACGGTCTGTTCATGCCCAACAGCGTCATCAACAACAACGATGTTTTCCCGATCATTGGCCCAGCCTTCAACACCATCGTAGGCGGGTTCATTGGCATCCTTGCAGCAGTCAAAGTGACGGAGCACCTTGAAAAATGAAAGAAAACTTCGACAAAGCGCTGGCCGCAGTCCTGCACCATGAGGGTGGGTTTGTGAACCATCCGTCCGATCCGGGCGGCATGACCAACCTTGGCTGCACCAAGCGGGTTTGGGAGGAGTGGGTGGGACACCCGGTAGATGAGAAGGCGATGCGGGCGCTGACCCCGGCGGATGTGGCTCCGTTGTACAAGGCCAAGTATTGGGACAAAATCAAGGGCGACGATCTTCCTGCTGGAGTAGACTATGCTGTATTTGACGCATCCATTAATTCCGGTCCCGGTCGGGCTGCGAAGTGGCTTCAAGAATGTGTCGGGGCACACCCAGACGGCGCAATCGGTCACGCAACCCTGCAAGCTGTTGCAGCGCACAATCCAGCCGAAATCGTCGATCTGTACCAAGCCAAGCGGCTCCAGTTCTTGAAAGCGCTGAACACTTGGGCTGACTTTGGTAAGGGCTGGGAGCGTCGTGTGCTTGAAGTTGAGAAGGCCGCAGAAACCATGCTGGCGTAAGGAAAAGCTATGCCGTTGCAAAAACTACAGTTTCGACCGGGCGTCAACCGCGAGGGTACAAACTACTCCAACGAGGGTGGCTGGTACGAGTGCGACAAGATTCGCTTCCGCTCTGGCTACCCGGAGAAGCTAGGCGGCTGGCAGAGCCTGTCCAACCCCCTTCTTTACACGTTCAAGGGCATTGCCAGAACGATGTGGAATTGGGTGACGTTGGCTTACGCCAACCTAAATGCAATTGGCACAAACTGCAAGGTCTATGTTGAGAACGGCGGTCAGTACCACGACATCACGCCGCAATATCCAACTACCGCAGTCACCCTTGGGTCTAACCCATTCGCCACAATCTCCGGCTCCAAGTTGGTTACTGTGACCGCGTCGGGCCACGGAATAACCGCAGGAACTTACGTCACTTTTTCAGGCGCAACCGCCGTCGCGGGGATAACCATCAGCGGCGAGTATGAAATCATTTCAGTGCCGACAGGCAACACTTACACCATCATTGCTGCCAACACGGCTTCCTCTACGACCACTGGCGGCGGATCATCTGTTCAGGCGTTGTATGACATCGCGGCAGGTCTTGCCGTTTACACGACAGGTAACGGCTGGGGTGCTGGTGCATGGAATGGAATTGCGACCAACTCCATTTCTACAACTTTGTCATCAGATTTGAGCGACATCGCAACATCCATATCGGTCACATCCACAACCGGATTTACTGCCTCCGGCAGCATATTGATTGAATCAGAATTGATCTCCTATTCTGGGTTGTCGGGCGGCAACACATTTACTGGCTGTACTCGTGGGACAAGTGTATTTAATGCAGTTACTTACACCACCTCCGTGACAAGTCACTTGTCTGGCGTCACAGTAAAACAGGCAACCGGAGCTTCGGGGTCTGTTGGATGGGGTCAAGCGGCAGCAGTCGGCATTGGGCAACAATTGCGGCTTTGGTCATTTGATAACTTTGGCCAAGACTTGGTTCTGGCAGTCCGAGGTGGTGCAATTTACTACTGGGTGGCAGACACTAGCAGCTACGCACGTTGCATCAAGCTTTCTGCCGCATCGACCACCGCTGGGTACTCAGGCACGTTCGTACCGCACACAACCCTCCAAATTTTTACTTCTGACACGCAGCGCTTTGGAATTGCTTTTGGCGCAAACCAATACGATCCGACAAACGACAACACCACGTTTGATCCAATGCTTGTGCGTTGGTCAGATCAGGAAAACATCTATGACTGGGTTCCAACTGCTACCAACCAGTCTGGAGAATTTAAGCTGTCAAATGGTTCCACAATTGTGGTTGGTGTGCATAGCCGCCAAGAAAATCTGATCTACACTGATACGGCATTGTTTGTGATGCAGTACCTTGGACCGCCGTACGTCTGGGGATTCAACCTGATTGCTGACAACATCTCGATCATGTCGCCGCAAGCTGTGACTTCCGTAAACAACGTGACCTACTGGATGGGCGTGGACAAGTTCTACACCTACACCGGTCGCGTTGAAACGCTGCCTTGCACTCTGCGCCAATTTATATTCAATGACTTCAATTACTCACAGTCCTATCAGGTAATCTCGGGCAGCAACGAGGGGTACAACGAGGTCTGGTGGATGTACCCGTCCCAGAACAGCCCGGTCAATGACCGGTATGTGATCTTCAACCACCTTGAGCGCATTTGGTACTACGGTACGATAAACCGTACGGCTTGGTTAGACAGCGCCCTTCGTCAAAAACCTATGGCTGCGTTCAGCGTCCAAACTTCGTATCTAAACGCTAACATTACTTCTACGGCGACTGACATCACATTGATCAATGCTACGTCTTACCCGTACAGCGGATCGGTTCAGATCGGTTCTGAGATCATCACCTACACTGGCAGCGGCTCAAACACGCTGACTGGCTGCACCCGTGGCGCTGCTGGGACCACTGCCGCTTCGCATAGCCAGTACGACGTGGTGTCCTACATTTATCCAAACCAGACGCTCTTCCATGAGGTCGGAGTAAATGATGGTTTGTTGCCTACGGCGGTTCCGATTGAGGCGTACATCACCTCGTCTGACTTTGATATCGGTGACGGTCACAACTTTGGGTTTGTTTGGCGGATCATCCCCGACATCAACTTCACTTCGTCTGCTGTAGGTAAGCAGGTCACGATGACGGTGCGACCCAAACAGAACTCAGGCTCTGCTGCTGGCACTCCAGACCCTACGGTGGTTCAAGCCTCTTCCTACACGATTGACCAATACACGGGGCAGGTCTATACCCGACTGCGTGGGCGGCAGATGTCGTTCAAGATCAACTCAACCGAACTAGATGTGGCGTGGCAGTTGGGCACTCCCCGTATTGACATCCGTCCAGATGGGCGTCGCTGATGGCTACGATCATTACCAACTATCTGCGCCCGCCAAAGGCTCCCAACCTTGCGGTGGCAACGACGGAGTATGAGCAACGCTATCAGGATCAGCTCAATAATCAGCTTCGTATCTATTTCAACGAGCTTGATAACGCCATGCAGACTCTGCTTGGGTCTGGTGCTGGTGGAGGCAAGTTCATCCGGTTTCCGTACGGGGCGTTTCAAGATCAAACTGACCAGACAATCCCATCAAACACCGCGCAGGTCATGCGCTTTGATACCACTGATTATGCAAACGGGGTAAGTCTTGGTTCACACACAGCGGTGTTCACGGGCACGATTGACGATGGCACACCTCCCGGTGCTGGAACTGTACTGACTGTTACTGCGGTCACCTCTGGCACGATCTACCTTGGCATGACGCTAACCGGCGGGTCGATTACGGCTGGAACAAAAGTTGTTTCACAGACCTCTGGCACGGCTGGCGGTGTCGGCTCATATGTTGTCAGCGTCTCTCAAGAACAAACCAGCCTGACTATCACCGGAACCGTCCAATCTAAAATTGCGGTGGAGAACCCCGGCATCTACAACTTGCAGTGGTCTGGGCAGTTCCAAAATACAGATAACGCTTTACAAGACATGAGTATCTGGCTTCGCAAGGGTTCAACGGGTAACGGAACAGACATCGTAGGTTCGTCGGGTTATGTCTCTATTCCTGCCCGAAAGAGCGCCAGCGCTGGGGAAGAGGCGCATGAAATTGTTGGCTGGAATTACTTCGTTGAACTGCAAGCCAATGAGTTTGTAGAGCTGTGGTGGTCGGCAACTTTGGACACAGTTTCCCTTCAGTATTACGCCGCAACCACCGGTCCAACCCGTCCTTCCACAGCGTCCGTCATAGCCACGCTGTCCTTTGTGTCTGCTCTACCCACATGATATTATTGACAAAATTCGCCGTTTGGAGGCTGTTATGCAGCATGTAGCCCAAGGTTTGGCCTCGCTCGGGCGGGGCAACGACAAGATGCTCGTCCATATGACCCCCCGCGAAGTGCATGGCCTTCAAGCATTGGCTATGGCCCACGGCGGCTCCCTGACCATCAACCCCAAGACCGGTCTGCCGGAGGCTGGGTTTCTTGACAAGCTGCTACCCATTGCCGCTGGGTTTGCCCTTGGACCGGCTGGATTTGGTCTTGTGGAATCTGGCCTTGGTGCGGCTGCTCTGGTTGGCGGTTTGGGCGCGGTATCGTCTGGCAGTTTGCAAAAAGGACTCATGGCCGGACTGGGTGCGTACGGTGGGTTTGGTCTTGGCCAAGGACTGGCCAACATGGGCCTCAACGAAGTTCAGAGCAGCGAAGTGGCTAAACTGATTGGTCCTGAAGCTGTTGCGTCCCCCCAAGCTATGAGCAATGCGCTGCGGTTTAACCCCCTGCAAGGGTACGAAACTATTGGCGGAGTTGATACTTTGACTGGACCGGTCGATGTCCAGCTAGGTACTACGGAATTTAGTGCCCCCAAAGTGGCTGAACTGGCAAGAACGTCTGAAGCAGCGTTAGCTAATACTTCACCGCAGCAAGCAGCGGCTAGAGGTTTGGGGCAGTTTGTGTCTGATCCGGTTGCGGCAGCAAAAAATCTATACGGGCAAGTTGGTCTTGGAGGAGTAGCAACAATTGCTTCCCCGTTTATTCCGGACATGTTGAAGCAAAATACGTTGGCTCCCAACGCAGCCGCCCAAAACAAAGGCAACATCCGTCCCTATCAGTACACTGTCGGACAGGTAGACCCCGAAGCCCAACGACAAGTTTCACAATTTGGTTTCTCAAAAGTACCGTATTTCACCGGGCAGGGATACACCGCACAACCTATCTATGCCGCTGCCGCTGGCGGACAAGTGCCCTCACCGTCGTTGCCGCTCGACCTGAGCCAGAACTACCCCGGCTCCAACATCAGCAAGTCCTCCTACGCCACCCTGCCAGCCACAAATTCCCAAGAGGTGGTGGACGGCTATGGCCCGAAGATCAACCCGTTCACGGGCGCGGAGGGCATGGCTGCTGGAGGCATTGCCGCCCTGCCTGAATACGCTGCTGGTGGTAAGCTTCTGCGTGGGCCGGGAGACGGTATGTCCGACGATATTCCGGCGGTGATCAAAGGCGAAACCCCACAACGCGCTGCACTGGCGGATGGTGAGTTTGTAATTCCGGCTGATGTGGTGTCTCACCTTGGCAATGGTTCGACCGATGCAGGTGCAAAGAGGCTGTACACCATGATGGATCGAGTCCGAAAAGCACGAACGGGCAATCCCAAGCAAGGCAAACAAATCAACGCTGAAAGGCTTATGCCTGCATGATTGATAGCCAAGGAAAACTGGAATGGTTTGGCGGCAATCAGGATGCACTGAATCTCTACCGTATGTTTGTGGACTTGGCGCATACGTGGGATGACTTGATTGATAGGGACAAGCCTGTATCGCAAGACGACATAAACAATGCGTTCTTGATTTGTCTGGCGTACATGCCAGCGAATCCGTTCTACCAGCAGATTCAGCAAGCAGTGTTGCCGATGTGGTTGACGGTGGTATCGGCGTACCAAACAGCCAACAAGTTTGAGCAGGACAAAGATGAACACGGGCTAGAGATTGCCCACACGCTTCGCTACGCAGCAGGCAACATCATTGCTTACGCTGTGCATGTTTGTGTTGGACCTGAGAAGGCCAAAGAGGTATTGCCTGAAATGTGGAAAGCGGTCGTGGCTGAGCGCTACGCCGATTACAAAGCCGAGGTGCTGAAATGATTTTTCGTTGGTTCACAAAACTGCTGACGGGCGAAGCTTTTTTACTGCACTTTGGTAACGATAGCCCTGCTCCACAGCAACAGCAAGCTGCTCCTACGACGCAAAACGTCACGCAGACCAGCATCCCTGAATACGCTAAGCCATACGTTGAAACTTTGCTTGGCAAGGCGCAAGCCACAACTGACATCAGTCAAAACCCTTATCAACAGTACCAAGGGCAGCGGATTGCTGAGTTCACGCCGATGCAGCAACAGGCGTTCCAAAACCTTGGGCAGGCTACCCCATCTGGTCAGCTTGATACCGGCACTGCTTTGGCTGGTGCGACGGGTATTGGCAGTTTGATGGCTGGACGTAACTACGAACAGCAGGCAACCAATCCGTACGCACAACAGGCGTACATGTCACCCTACATTCAGAATGCGCTGCAACCCCAGCTGCAAGAAATGCAGCGTCAGTACGACATCACCGGTCAGATGGAAAAAGGTCGGGCCACTGCTGCTGGTGCGTTTGGCGGAAGTCGTCAAGCACTGATGCAAGCTGAAAACGAGCGCAACAAGAACATAGCCATGAATCAGGCGATTGGTCAGGGTTATCAGAATGCGTTTGATCGCGCCCAACAAGCACAACAGTTTGGTGCAAACCTCGGATTGCAAGGGCTTGGTCAAGCAGGCGCTGCTGCCGCTACGCTGGGTCAGCTTGGGCAAACTCAATACCAGCAGGCTATGGGCATCAATGCTGCACAGCAGCAAGCAGGCGCTCAACAACAAGCTCAGCAGCAACAATATCTGAGCCAAGCGTATCAGGACTTCCTGAACCAGCAGAACTACCCGTACAAGCAACTCAGCTTCATGTCAGACATTCTGCGCGGCATGCCGTTGACGCAGCAGTCCCAGTCGATCTACCAAGCACCGCCCAGCGCGGCCAACCAGATTATGGGTTATGGTCTTGGCGCGTACGGTCTGTCCAACCTATTCAAAGGCAGCAAAGAAGGCGGGGCAATCAAAGCGTATAAGAAGGGCGGCGTGGTCAAGAACGACATGGGCAGCGGTTTGGCTGAATTGGCGCTGTACCAAGTGATGGAGGGTGCGTAATGATTGGCGCTATGAAATCCCCGGAGGCCCAGTATCAACTGGCGATGCGTCTGCCTATTGCACAGCTGCAGGCAATTTTGCGTGGTCAGCCCAGCGAGATAGATCAACCCACAGCATTGACCGTCCTGAAACAACGGATGCAACAGAAGACTGCCATGCAGGGCGTGCAGGCCCAGCAGGAACTACAGCAACCAAGCATTAAAGACCGCATGCTGCAGCAAGCGCAGATGCCCGAAGACATGGGTATTGCTCAAGCTCCCGGTGCTCAGCAAGCCGGAGCGATTCCGGATGGTGGTGTGGCTGGGTTTGCCGAGGGTGGCGATGTGCGCCACTTTCAGACGGGTGGTACGCAAGGTGAATTGTTTCGTACTCCGTTTGATCCAGACGTTTCTCGGCAACGGGTTATTGATGCAACGCGTCAAAGGATTGCACAGTTTGCTGCTCAAGGGGTCCCCGCGTCTGTTGCGGAACAAGCGGTGGCTGCAGAAGCTGCCGGTGGTCCAAGTGCTGCCAGTTCGCTGTCTAGGTTTTTTCCGCAGGTATCTGGTCAGTCGGCAACTATGGCTGGACTGCGCGGTTTAGGTAGTTTGGGTGCACGCGCTTTAACAGCGGCAACGCCCCTAGCTGGTCCTGCTGCTGTTGGCCTAACGTCATACGGACTTGCAGAGCCGGTAATGAGAGCTACCGGTGTAACGCAAAATGTTACAGACTATTTGGCAAACTTGACTGGGTTGGCTGATCGTGAAAAAGAAGCGCTTGCAGATAAACCTGTACAACGCCGAGCTGCTGTTGAACCCGGATACCGTGGCAAAAATTACGTAGACCCGCGTCTTGTTGGCAATGCTCCTTCGGCTCCCGAGCCAGCAACGCGTCCGGCACGCCCTCGTGTTGAAGCTCCCGTGCAAATGGAAGCCAATCCTGCACCAACGCCAGACGCTCTTGATCTTATGACTGACAAAGCAGCCACCACGGAAGCTGCTCCTGCCACTGGTATTACCACGCTTGCCCCCGCCGCAGAGCGTGCTGCTCCAGCCGACACCGGCTATGAAAGTGCAATGCGCAAAATCAGTGGTAGTACTCAGCCGTATATGGACAAAATGACTGAGCTGTTGCGGACGATGACGCCTACGGCAGAAGAAAAACAGTCCCGCAGTGCTGAACGTAAAGGTGTGATGGCCTTGAAGGCTGCGCAAGCATTGCTGCAGTCAGGCACTACTTCGGGCGCTGCCCGTGGTTCTGCGCTGGGCCAGATTGCTGAGCTGACCCAAGCCTACGGTAAAGAAGACCGTGAGGACAAGAAAGCCATGATTGGAGCCGAGATAAACATGCTCGGTGCACAGGCACAGCTGGCGCAAGGTAACTCCAAGATGGCTGTTGACATGTTCCAACACGCTGAGAAATTGGCGGCTGAGGCTACACGTTTTGAAGCCGAAAAGCTGTTTAAGCAACGTGAACTTGACCTGAAAGAAAAGGGTCTGTGGAACGAAAAAACGCAGGGCGAAGAAATTATAAAGATGAGAAGGTATATTGCTGATCAAGAAGCTGCTTGGCGTAGACAACATATTGGTGTGCTGGCTGGTCAAGGGCGTCGTGATGACTTGCGGCATGACGCAGCAATGGAAAGAAGTCGTGTTGAACAAAGTGGTCAAAACCTTCGTTCTATGCTTGAGTCTATAAAAATACAAATGGCGGATATCAGTTTGCCGCAAGCACAACGTGCCCGGTTGCGTGAACGAGCAACCGCTATTGAAGCAACATTGGCTGAACGTGAAGGTATAAAAACTCTAGCTGCGCCATCAATTCAGATACCTGACTCCAGAGTACACCCCCGCGACATCATTGAGTAGGAGTAAGGGATGCCCCTTATCGAGCTGCCAAATAAAAAGTATTTTCGGGTTCCGGAGGGTTTGTCGGATGAAGAAGCACTTGCTCGCGCTAAAGAACGGTTTCCGGAACTGTACGGCAAAGGCCAAGGATTTGTTGAGCGCATGGGTCGTGCGGCCATGCGCGGTATTGAGCAACCCTTTGAGTCGTTGGCTGGTCTTGGGCTGGGTGCACGTGCGGCTATTGGAGACACTGAAGGCGCTCAACGCCAGATGGAGAGCATTAAGCGCGAAGCTGCAGAAGAAGCTAAACGCCCTCAAGGACTAACGGTCGAGCAGCTGCAAGACATCTACCGTACGCAAGGTCTTGGTTCAATGCTGGGTAAAGTCCCAGCGTACATTGGCGAACAGGTGCTGCAGACCGCCCCAAGCATGGCTGGTCCACTGGCTGCGGGTGCATACGGTACGGCGGCAGCAGGCCCGATTGGTGGTTTGGCGGCAGGTATTGGTACGTATGGACTGCAGCAACTTGGTTCGTTCATGCAGCGTCAGGCTGCGGAAAAGCAACGCGCCGAAGAACTGGAACCCGGCAAAGCAGCGCTGACCGCTGCTGCCACCGCACCGCTTGGCTTTCTTGTTGACCGGTTTGCGTTGGGGCTTGGTAAGGCTGGTTCAAAAGCGGGTGAAGCTGTTGCCAGAGAACTGGCTGCTCGCAGCGCGGGGCGTACCGTTGCCACAGGCGCTGCCAAATCTGTATTGAGTGAAGTGCCGACCGAACTCCTTGAGACAGCTGCTGAGCGCTATCAAGCTGGTCTGTCCTTGACCGATGACAAAGCCAAGAGCGAGTACATCAACACCATTGCTGGCACGGTGGCGGCTACGGGTCCGATGGGTGGTGGTTTTGCATACCGCCAACGCGGCCAAGCACAAGAACAAATTAGCGAACTGGATAACGCCAGACGCATACAGGAACAGATTCTTCAGCAGGAACAACAGCGTCAGCAAGAACAAGCTGCCGAGCGCCAGAAAACAATTCAAGGTCTGCCCAGCGGCACGCAACCTGATCTGTTTGGTGAAGTGGCTGGGGCGTACACCCCGCTGCCTACGACCGCGCAGCGTGAAGCTGCTGAACAAGCCAAACGGGAAGAGGAAGAATCGCGTCCGCGTGTGTTGGATACCTATCGTCGTGCCAGTCAAGCGTTTGATGATCTGGGCGCTAGGATGCAGGCAGCTACGGAAAAAGGCGACATGGCAACGGTTGCCAAGCTGACGCCGCAGTACAACTTTCTGAAGAACGCTGTTGCAGCGTTGGCCAAGCAGTCTAAGGATGTTGGGTTCACCAAAGAAGATATGCAGACTGCGGTGCAAGGGCCGCAAGATTTGACCAAGCAAGTAGCAGCGCTAGAGCGGGCTGTTCAGAAAGCTGCGGACAAGGGTGACTTTGATACCGTTCAGAAGCTCTACCCCAAGCTGCAGCAAGCCCGCACTCAGCAAGAAGCAGCGACTGGGCAGGGTGGGTTGTTTGATCCGGAGCAGATGCGTGCCCGGTATGAGCAGGAAGCAGAGGCTGTTCAAGGCCAGTACTTCCAGCCGGACATGTTTGCCGCGCAGCCGCAAGATCAAGCTTCGCAAGAGATATTGAACTACCAAGATACGCTGGCAAAAGAAAAAGTGCAGCGTGCTAGGGACGCTTGGAATGCTGAGCGCAAACAGCGCTTTGCCGATATGCAGTTGGACGAAACCAGTGAGCAGGCGCAGCAGTTACTTAAAGCTGCACCGCTGGAGTCTATTCTTGCTGGGCAACGTCGTGCTATGAACGAATTTACGTTTACTCCAGCACAAAAAGAACGGCTAGACAAAATACAAAAAGAAATTGCTAAAGCAACACAGAAAAATGATTCTGAAAAGTTGCAAGCTTTGTATGCTGAAATGAAAGCAATCAGCCCCCGTCAAGGGCAAACGCGTACATTCCTGACCACACAGCAACGGGCGATTGACAACGGCATCATCACTAAAGATACGCAGCAGCTGTTGGGGCTAGACATTCCTGACTCCGCTTTTTCTCTGCTGACTGATGAGGAACGTGCGCAAGATCGCGCTGCCCGTGTTGCACGGCAAGAAGAACTCCGTGATCAGAAAGAACAAGCTGCAGTAACTGCACGTACAGCGCCGGAAGATGCACTGCAGCAAGAACAAATGGTTGCGCTGGAGGCTGTGACCAACGACACCTACGCTACTGAAGAAAATTTGCGGGAAGCATATCGCGTTGGCCGAGAAACAAACAACGACGCGTTGGCGGCAGAAGCCAACGCTCTCATGCAAGAAAAGTTTGGTAAAGCAGCTGGAACCAAACTTGATACGTCGTTTATTGACCTGCAGCATAACCGTGGCCTGAACCTGAACGACAAACGGCAAGCCGATGCTGCCATTAAAGCACTGGATGCCCGCATAGCGGAGCTGGAGCAACAGCGTAAAACAGAGTTTCCCAACCTTGAGCTGACCACGGAGAATGAAGCTGGTCAGCCGGTGCTGACTGCGGACGGTAAACGTTTGGTGGGCGTTGAAGCGTCGTTGTCGGTTTTGAAACAGCTGCGGGAATACGCTCAACAAACACAAGACCCCGGCCTGCAAAAACAACGCGCTCGGTATCTGGCAGACCAGCAAGCCAAAGAACGTGAAGCAGCGCTGTTTGATCTGGCCAACATCATTGACTCTTTGCGCAAGGGGGAGTTTACCGGCTCTACCCGCAAGACTGCACGGCGTAAAGCATCGGGGTTAATTGCTCGCATTGTTGATGCGTCTATCAAGGAAGCTGATTATCGGCGGCAAGAGTTTGATCGTCCGGCAGCAACTACGGATGAGAAACTAAAAGCTGCAGAAGCTATTACGACTCGTTTGCAGACCTTGGTTGATCACGCAAAAACTCGTGCTGTTGGTAAAGAACTGGAATTACGAACCGCTATTTATGAAGCCCTTAAACGCAGAGCGCCTATTTCAGAAATAAGGAAGATAGCGCGGGAGCTAAGGGCACTGCGCCGTAGCAAAAAAGATGTCGTTGAAGCACAGCAAGCACGCTTGGAAGAACTGCAAACGGCCATCAACGAAGCCATTGCACGCAAAGCCCCGGCATCGGAGCTGAAGAAACTGTACGATGAAATGAAAGCGCTCCGTCCGCGTCAGGATGTGATCAAGCGCGGTATGACTATTGCCAACGAACGTACAGGTGAGCTGGCAGGGTTGCGCAGTTTCGTAGCGGATGTGACCAACAAGCTGGCGTTCCCCACCAAAGAAGCGCCTAAAGGTCGTGTCGTCAAAGGAGAACGGCCCCAACTTACGCTTACTCCGTCGCCTAAAGAAACCAAACCCGCAGTTACTGCAGAGCAGCAACAGGCTGACATAGACCAGCGCATCAAAGAGATGCGTGATGAAGCGGATACGTACGCTAATGAACAGCGTCGTCTACAGAAACAGTTTGAGACAACGGACGACTTGCAGAAAAAGAAAGCGTTGTTGGTGGAAGGGCAGAAGTACAACAGCCTTTTGAAAGAACTGGATGGAAAAGTTCGCCGTTTGCTAAAGCAGAGCAAGGTAGGACCGCGTCCGGGCACAGCCGATATAACCGACATGTTCAAGCTGTCTAGTAAAGACTTGGCAGCGCAGCGTACTGTATATGTGGAAGAGCAAAAGCAAGTTGTTCTTCAACGCCTGAAAGACGTTAAGCAAAAGATTAATGAAGAGATAAAAACTAGCCGAGATGTGATTGCTGCTTTGGAAAAAGCACGTCGTGGTTTGCTGCCCGACGTTGCTGATGCTGGTGTTAGCGCTGATGTAGCGGCTAAGTATGAAAAGCTGTCCAAAGAAATTGAAGGTCAGCAAGCGCTGTTGGAAGCTATTTCTGATCCAAAGTACGTAGCCACTGTTGCCAAAGCAGACAAGAAGCTGCAGTTCGCCGTTGATTTGCTGCGTCGGTACGAGGACATGCTGCGTCAAGCTACTGGCGCAAAGCGTTTGACCAAGCTGCAGAGTTTGATTGAGCAGCAAGAATCTAATGCCGCAGAAGCTGTGACTGAGCGCCAAGACTCTTTGGCTGAGCAGCTGGATAAAGCCGTTGAACCACGCGTTATATCGAAAACAACGGTAACTACCGAAACGGTGCGAGTCAAGAAAGCTCCGAAAATTACGGGGCTGTCAGCTGTTGAAAAGGCGATTGAGGATAAAAAGTACGAGGCATATAGACTTGGTGTGCAGCTTGAGCTGAACAAAAAAGAAGCTATGCGTGGAGCACCTCCGCCAGCAAGGTTGTCAGCGGCGCAGCGCCTTCTGTACAGCAAACGTCTTGATCTGTTGGATCAAATAGACGCTCTTGTTAAAAAAGCTCCAGAAAATGCGGAGCTAGCCGGTATTGAGAAAGAGATTGAAGAGAAGAAGCAAGAGGTGCATGCTATCGGTGCGCAGCTTGGTTTGGATAAAAAACAGTCTATGCGTGGCGGCGCTACGCCAGCAGGATTGTCGGCTACGCAACGTCGCCTGAACAGCAAGCGTCTTGATTTGTTAGATCAGATCGACACGCTTCGCTCGCGTACGGTTATCACTGTGCCGAGCAAAAAGACAGAAGTTGCTGGCGTAGCGAAAGAAGCGCAAAAACCAACCGCAACGGAAAAACAGCAAGACGCCGCACAGCAGTTGTACAACAAGTTGCTTGCTCGCCGTCGATTGGTGATGGCTAGTTTGAAAGAAGACCTGACCGATAGCGCCCGCAAAACCCGCGATGCTGAGCGCAAAGCGTTGAACGAACGTATCGCCAAGCTGGAAGAGAACGCTGCCGCTCGTGGCTACACACTGGAAACAACTTTCCGTGCACCCGCCGCAGAAACTTTAGCTGCGCAAGCAGAAGCTGTGCGTAGTGGTTTGGCCGCAGCTGAGCGCAAGCCAATCTCTCGTAGTGCGCCGTTTAAAACTGGTTCCGAAGAACAGCGTGCTGAGAAAGAGCAAACGAGAAAACGTGGTCGCAAAGCCAAGACTCCGGAAGACTTCCTTACGGACCCTGATGTGTCAGAGCACGATTCGATGGCAGCGGCTGACTACATTAAGCATGGCAACATTCAAGGTCGAGAGGCTAGCAGCGCAGACCGTGGCGTAGACACCAAGGAAGCGCAAGCTGTTGCTGACAGAGTGAAAGCCAAGCTGCCGGAAGGCATCAACCTTGTCTACGCCGCTACGCCCAAGCAGATACCTGCCGCCATGATGCGCGGTTTGGAGCAGCAAGGTATGGACCCGGCTACCCTGAAGGGCGCTGTGTTTCCGGACGGTTCGGTGCTGGTTATTGGTGAGCACCACAAGACGGTGCAGGATTTGGAAGAGACGTTTGCCCACGAATTGATTGGTCACTACGGCGTGGACACGGTGCTTGGCCCGAAAGAAATGAAAGCGCTGGTTGACCGTTTGTTTGCCAAAGGCGACAAGTACGTATATGAGTTGGCAGAAGCGTTGGGGGTGTATTCCCAAGTGTCTCAGACTCAGCAGGAAGCCAAAGATCGTGGCATGTCGATTGAAGACCAGCGCATGGCTGTTGTGCGCGAGATGATTGCCCACGCTGCGGAAGGGCGGCGCGTTGCCCCCGGCATGGTTGATCGAGTCAAGCAGTTTGTGAAAGACATTGTTAGCGCGGTGCGCGGCTTCTTCAAACGCTTTGGTCTGGACTCGTTGGTCAAGCAAGACACGAAGTACATCTACAACCTGATCAAGCAAGCTGAGCGTGACCTTGCCACCAGCCGCCTTGGTGTGTACACCAGCCCCAATGGAGAGACGGCGTTCCGGTTTGGCGCAGCCAAGATGCCTGCTGGGTTTGAAAAGGTGCAGGAGTTTGACCAGAAGATCATTGCTCAAGGCAGGGGTTTGGCTGACCGCATTCGCTCTACCGGTTTGCTTGGCGCAAAGGTAACGTACGTAGATCAGCTGGCTGCATGGGAAGAGCTTGCCAAGAACATGGGCGACCGCAACGCTGGTATGCAGATGATGTACTACTTCCAGAAGTCTCTGGACTTGCTGCCGATGGCCTCGGCCAGCGCGTATGTCGGCAACCTGAAGCTGTCTGAAACGCAGCCCGGTGTCTACACAATTGCTGCTGAGAAAGGCCCAAGCTTGCGCTCTGTGGACGAGAAGCTAAAGCCGCTGCTGAAGATGGGATTCAACGCTGAAGGTGCGAACCGTTTGTTCACGGCGTACATGGCGTCGTTGCGTGGCGAAGTGGAAGGCTACAACAAGCTGCAGTACAGCCCGGACAAGATCGCGCTGATCAAAGATGCGGTGGCAGCGATACGCGCCAACAAGGAAGTCAAGGCGGTGCTGGATGATGCTCGGGCTGACTACAACGCCTACAACAAAGGGCTGATCGACTTCCTTGAGCAAAGCGGAGCAATTACTCCGGCAGCTGCAAAAGAAATGCGTAGCAAGCGTGATTACATCCCGTACTACCGCGCTACCCGTGACGGGGTACTGGAGCTGTTCCTTGATCCGGCGCATCCGGTCAAAGTAGGCAACCTAAAAGATTCTCCGCACTTGCAGAAACTTGTTGGTGGGGATGAGCAGATTCTTGACTACTTCACCAGCTCTATGCAAAACACACTGCTGTTGACGGATATGTCGTTGCGCAATCTGGCAATCAAGAACGCTGCGTTCACTATGAACAAGCTAGGGTTGGTTGACGCACGTGGCAAGAAGTACGGCATCCACAATGGTCCCGGTCCGCAAGCTGCGGATGTGCTGCGCTTTAAAGACAAGGGCGAGGACAAGCACATTGTGCTCAAGACTGAGGGCACAGCGTTTGAAGGTATCCCGGTAGACCTGTTGGCTAAAGGTCTGGAAGGCGTGGCAATTACGGTTCCGGACTGGCTCAAGATGCTGGCGCTGCCAGCCAAAGTTCTTCGCAAGGGTGTAACGCTCAACCCGCTGTACCCGTACTACCAGCTGTTTAAAGACTCGCTGGCGATGGGTGCTACCCGTGGCAACAGCTATAGCCATACTATCAACGTACTGTCTGGCATGAAGAACTATGTCAACAGTAAGAAAATGATGGAAGAGCTGCAGGGTAAGGGCATTGTCAGCGGTCAGATGTTTACCGGCAACATGGAAGATGTGGCGCAGTTCCGTCGTCAGATTCTGAAAGGTCAAGGCCCGATCCACGCTGCGATGGCATGGCAAGAATCCCGTGCACTAAGCGCCGACGCGGCTGTGCGCAAGATGTTGTTTGACTCCTACATCAAGCAAGGTCTGAATGAGCGCGACGCTGAGTACATGACCATCACGGCCATGCCATACAACCGCAAAGGCTTGTCGCCGGGACTGCGCTACCTGTCGCACATGATCCCGTTCTTCAACGCTCAAATTGTCGGTCTGCACTCCCTGTACCAAGGACTGCGCGGCAAGTCGTTGATGGAAGACAAGCTGCAGATGAAGAAAAAGCTGTGGGCATCTGGCGTGCTCATGGGTTTCTCCACGCTGCTCTACGCATCTATGGTAGGTGATGAAGACTGGTACAAGAAGATGCCGCTGGAGACGCGCATGCGGAACTGGCTCATCAAGCTGCCGGATATTGAAGAGCCGATTGCCATTCCCATACCGTTTGAATTCGGCATTTTGTTCAAGGGCCTGTGGGAAGGCATATACCTTGGCATGTTCAACAGTTCTCCGGAAGGCAAAAAAGTCCGTGAGGCGGTCAAAAACATGCTGATCAACACAATCCCCGGTGGTGCGATGCCTGTACCAACCGCAGCGCTGCCGTTGCTGGAACTGAAAGCCAACAAGTCGTTCTTCAACGATGCGCCGATTGAAAGCACGCGTGACCTTGCTGTTGCCCCGGAGCAGCGGTTTGGCGACGGTACGTCTGAGCTTGCTAAGTCGTTGGGTGAAACAACCGGTATGTCGCCCAAGCAGATTGACCACTTGATCCGTGGGTACACTGGCCCGATGGGTGTGGCTGTGGCCGCGCTGGTTAGCGCGTTCACCGGTTCGGAGTCTGCCGCTGCAGCGCCTGAGAAAACGCTTAGCAAGTACCCGGTGCTGGGCCAGCTGTTCAAGAACGCTGAAGGCAACGAGCTTGTGGACTTGGCGATGGATACGCTGAAGGAAGCTGAGCAGATGAACAAGACCTACGCCCGCATGATGGAGCGTGGGGATACGGAAAAGGCACAGGCGTATCTGGAACAGAACATCGACACGATTGCCAAGGGCAAGATGGCTGGGAAACTTGTACAAGTTCTTGGACAATTCGCTGCCGCAGAACGTAGCATCATTGCGGACAAGGAAATGACTCCGATTGAGAAGCGTGACCGGATCAAGGAGTTGCGCCAGACCAGAAGTCGGATCGCGGAGAACTTCCAACAAGCAGCTATGAGCGGCGGGTAAACAGAACACCATGTCTGCCGTTCAGTAAGCCAAAGGTTGCCTTGGCTTTCATGTGGAGACGCAGGGCTTCGATAAGCCCTGCCTCCTTGGTTTTGAACGGCGCTATGGTGGGGATGAAGAACGAACCGCCGACAGGCGTCTCAGCCCAAGGGAAGTAGACCTTGATTTTCGTCATCGGGGTCAACAATGGAAGACTCGGGGCGGCTGATCTTCACCGCATTGACGCGCATCTGCGGCCCTTTGGTCTTGGACAGCATGTCCTTCTTCACGTAGTCCACACGGTACAGCGCCTCCAACTCCTTCCTGAAGTCGATGTAGCCGTAGCTCATGGATGCACAGAACGACTTTAGCTGCTGTTCTTCGATGAAGAAGTTGACGTAGCCGGGGGTTATCCCACGCTCAACCCGCCCTGATACTTGAGTGCGCGTGATCGACTCATCGACTATGCCTGTCTCTCCGAACGTGGCTTGCATCGCCCCGTCGATGGCGCGGACGTTGATGAACTTGCCGTAGAACTCCCGGATGTAAGCGTTCAGCACGTCGTCAGCCGTGCGCACATTGGCACGAACCATCGACCGCATGTTCTCCACCATGCGTTTGAGCGCAGCAATCAGCGGTTCAATCGGCAGGTCAACCACATTCGCGTAGCGCGAGCTAGCCAGCAGGCATCCGCTGATCATGCACGACACACCCGCATGCCAGTAGCGCTCATCGTTGATCATGTTGAATTCGTCGCGCACTTTCTTGTAGACCTGCGCATACACCGCCTTGGCTGTATCGACATTTAAGGAAAGCCATCGGGCATAAACGTCACCAGCTACTGCATGGTTGAGGCGCAGCGACTTGATGACTTCGATCTCATGCAGCTCCCAAACCATCTTTTCGTTGAATTTCAGCTCCAGCATGCGGCGTATCTCGCCCTCGGATGAATGCTTACGCGCACCTGACAGATAGTCCATTGCGTGTGTGTTGGAGGACAGGATGGAGATGAGCGCCCAGACCGATGTGTTGAGCCGTTCCTTGTTCGCGCCCGACTCCATACGATCCTTGCCGCGCCCTTCACTCAAGTCGAACACGAACTCAGGAAACCATTCAAAGTCGCGCCGGTTCTTGGAGGTGATCTCGTCGCTCAGCAGGGGCAGGTTCTTCAGCAGTCCGGCGTGCTGCTGCATCGCAACAGGAGAGGTGCTCTTGTTCACGCGGTAGTCGCGGGGATGCCCCCAAATTGATCCAGCCAACTCCAGCGCCATCGATTTGCCCGTACCGGATGCGGTTGAGCAGCAGTGAATTGTCAGCCCGTCCAACCCCGTGAACTCCATCAGGGGCGAGCCAAAGCCCACGCCACAGCCCACCGCCAACACATCCCACAGCTTGCGCTGTATGCACATCTGCGAGTACTTGCGCCAGTTCTCCAGCGTACCGGCTGGCTTGGTCGAGTGCGTCAGGTTCTCCAGTCCCGGCATGGGGATTTGGCGCACCGTGTTGTCAGGCATGAATATCTTGCCGCCAGCCACAAAGCTGCCGTCCTGTTGCCAGCCAAAGCTGTTCGGTACAGGTATCGCTTGCTTGTTGGTGGAGATGTGCTCGACGCATGCGCGTACATAGTCGAACAGGTTTTTATCGTTGCCAGAGCCGTAGGCGGCGATGATGTTCTGAGAAGCCAGCGCCTTGACCGTATCGTCCTTGCTGACCACCGCCTTCTGCGGGATGATGACTTGTACAGGTCCTTCGGGTCGGGTTGCCAGCATGAACACATGGTGCTCGCGGTTCACGCTCAGCAGGTCAACCACAAACATGTCGAACGGCAATACCAAAACCTGTTTCTTAATCTTGTTCTTGTTCTCGTCTTCTGCCTCGATCTCACGGTACACGCCGCCGTTCTTGCCGTAGCTGAAGCCTTTTGGCGGGGATGGTCGAGTTACTTTAATCTGTTCTGGTAACTCTGTGGATGGTGCAGCAAGGTCAACCGGCTGTTCAATTACGATCTCCCGCTCGGTGTTGTCGACTTCAATCTCGCGCCCAAGCGCCAGCGGGTTTGTGATCTTGCCCCAGTGTGCACACGATGTGCATACGCCCGGATTCTCGCCGTCGAGCTTGACGCAGGGGTACGGTCCTTTGATCTCGCGCAGCTTCTGCTGCATGCGCTCTTCGTCATACGGGTGGAGCTTGGACAGCCAGCGTGCTGCTTTCACCCCGTCATCGCACTTCTGCGCAATCGACAACAGCCCCCGCCATAGGGGTTCCATACCATCCTCGGCAGCGTGGGTCAGGTAGTGCGCGATCTGTCCGCAACCTGTGCCAGCTTCCGTTTTTACTAAGATGTTTTTGAAATAGGTGACACTATTTTTCACTAGCTCAACGCGTGAGCCTTCATTTTTTCGGGTCGGCTTCTTGCCCGGTATGGGAGAAAAATGTCCCTCCAGCACCGCCTCGCCATTGAGCGGGGTCTTCACCGCCTCGGCAAACGTAGCGAAGTCGAACGTGCCGCCGGTTGTCAGCAGCTTGACCTGACGCGGCTTGGCCTTGTTCTTCCAGTTGCGCGTCTCCGGCACGCGCAGCACCCGCGCTGCATCGGCTGTGACCGTGAAGTCAATGTGTAGCGTGTGCTTCTTGCACAGACGCTTGAGGTTTTCTGCAGCCAGCCGCCACTCGGCAATCGCCACATCAGCGTTCAGCGGCCAGTAGATATGCAGTCCCCCGCCCGAAGATACGATCCACGGGTTGCCCATCTTGCCAAGGTCAGTGGCTTGCAGGAATTCATCCAACGCCGTGACTGCGGCTTGCTTGGTCAGATACGCCTTGCCTTCTCCACAGTCAATGTCCATGAAGAACGAGCGCATGTACAGCGCGTTCTCGGCAGTGCGTTTGCCTTCCTCTATGAAGCTGGCTAGGGCAAAGTAGATGTCATAGTTCTTGGCATTGAATTGTTCAATGATTGGCTCAAGGTCTGCGACCTGTGGCGCGTATACGTGTTGTTTCTTTCTAGAGCTGAGTTCCGCGACGCAGTAGACACCCGCCGACGGCACAACAGCCGCAATGAAATCCAGCGGTTTCATGTTGCCCCTTCAAGGGTGTCTTATGCGTTGTTTGTCAGTTCATCTAATACAAAGTCTTGTAATGCAGCAAAGCGGCGTACAAGTTCACGCTGCCAATCATGTGGCAGTCCTTCGCTATCGTGTACATGCAGCTCTGCGTAGCGCAGTAATTCTTCGTCCGTTAGGTTCTGAGGTTGAAGCGTGAGCATGCGTCTCTCCAAGCGTGTTCGGCTGTTTTAGCCGCGCTGAGTATGTTGGTCAGTTGGGTGAAGCGCTCTTTGTAGTACGGTGCTATTGGGCCACCTGCCAACCAGTTGTATACGGTCTGCCGTGTAGCGCCAGTAGCTTTGGCAATTCGTAGTACAGAAAAATCAAGCCGGATGGCGTGTGTGCCCATCAGCTTGCCCGGACCGTCCGGAGCTTTGGAAATTTGTTTCTTGATCGCGGTAGAAAAAGGCATAGGTGTGTCGGGGGGCTAAGCCCCCCTTCCCTTTATTAGTCGTCGGTATCCCACGAAGCGATGGTAGCTGCTAACGGAGGGCGTGCTGGGATAGTCGGTGCTTCCGGTGCTTTACGTACTGTCGGCTCCGCCTCATCATCCTCAGCGGGTGCAGCCTCCGTCTTCTTGGGACGACCGCGCTTAGCTGCCGGGGCGGGTGGTTCATCTTCCTCTTCTACTTCAACTTTCGGTGCAGCCTTTGCCTTGGACTTGGGCGGCTCAGCAAACTCCGGGTCTTCAAACTTTGGCGCTGGTGCTACGCCATCGACCTGCGCCGGGTTCAACAGCACGGCTTGCTTGGCATCGTCCGATGAAGCCTTGTCTTCGACAATCTCAAACTCATCGTCAGAAAGGTAGCGCATCGCCTTGAAGAACAGCTTGGGGTGCGACTCTTTGGTATCGAACTTGACGCGAGTGATGATGGTGTCCGGATCGACGTTCTGTGCCTTCAACCACCGTGCGTACGACTGCATCGGATGGTTGCCGTTGTCTTCCTTGCCAAACAGCGATTTACCCGGCACGGTCAACTGCAACACGTTGCCTTCCAAATCATTGGCAAGCACCACGGCGATGCGTTGTTGAAACCGGCATGCACGAGAATCATTGTCACCCGAGCCTTTTGCGTTCTTCTCGCAGTTGGCGCAAGCGTTGGACTGGCGCTCCTTTACGTCCGCATCGGGGGTGTTGCCATCAGACGACCAGCACACCGGACCTGCCACGTTCTCTTCGTCAAACTTTTCTGCATAGAACGTACGGGAGATGTGTTGTGCAGCGTTGACTACCACTACATCAAGGTAACGCTCTTCGATGGACGCGATCTCTTTGCCGCCTGACACCAGACGAAACACACCGCCCTTGATCGAGATGCGGTTCTTGAAACCAGCGCTGCCACCGCTACCAGCCAGAGAGTTAAGCAGCGACGAGTTACCCTTGCGGTTCTTTGCAAATGCGGGTACTTGATTGGGGTTGAATTGCACTACGCTTGTGGCCATGAGGTCCTCTTAGTTCGTTGGTTTTTTAACAGTGATAGCGTACTCAGACTCAGAACTCAATCCCGGCGGGATGTTGTCCGGATTCTCTTCCAAAAATTTAGCCATGTTGAGCTGCGAGATGCGGCGCTCGACTAAATCCAAAGCATTGTTCTCCACCATAAAGGTCTTGAACGCATCCCAGTCTTGGGACATGTAGCGGGTCTTCATCGACATCGTTACCGTACCGTGTTCAGTGCGCACCGACTTTACGCCCAGTGCCTTCATCTGCTCACGCATAGCGTTAGCGATCTCATCTTGTTGCGCTTTCAACGCTGCTACTTCAGTCTCGTGTTCCTTGGTGATCGTTTGAATGTGATCCCGAATCTTGCGATACACCTTGGCAAGCTTGTCCATTGGTAGCGGCTGCGCATACGTTTCTTCAGCCATATATTTCCTTTCGTTGTGGTTGTTGTGTCAGGGTGTTGTTCCCCTGTAGTCAAACACTTTACACCGTAATTGTGGTCCCTGCAAGCTCCTCCTCATAAAGTTTGATCAGAATAGAATGGTTGTCCACCTTGGACTCCAGTTGTTTGAACATACGTCTCTCAATGTCGCTGCCCTGTATGTGGATGACCGTAACCTTGGTGCTGTCCTGTCCTACGCGGTCGGCACGGGCGATACACTGTAGATACGTTTCAACCGACATCACCGGACCCCAAAACACAACCGTGTCCGCAGCAGTGAGCGTCACCCCATGCGAAGCCGACTGAGGCTGTATCACCAAGACACGCGGTGACTCTTCCGTTTGAAACCTGTTGAAAATCAGTGACCTGTTGTTGGCTGATACATCGCCGTGTATCTTGGCGCAGTTAATTCCTTCTTTCTCAAGGAAAGTTGCTATGGTGTCTATGCTGTGCCGGTAGGGGGCGAAGATCAAAACCTTGCGAGTTGTCTCATTCAGCGCCTCCATCAGCACGCGCAAGCGCGGCGCACAATCAAACTCCACTACCTCCGAGTTGTCTGTGTATGCAGCCCCCGCTGAAATTTGCAACAGCTTGTTGACGCTAGCAGCAGCGTTGACAGCCGTGATCGTTTCACCAGCAGCTTGCACAAGCATCTGATCCTTGAGCATCCGGTAGTACTTAATTTGCTGACCGGTAAGTTCTACTTCGCGTGTAACAGTCATAACTGGTGGCAAGTCCAAGCACTGTGCCTTGGTAAAGCGTATCGCTGGCTGCAGCGCCTCATGCACAAGGTCATACGCGTTGTCCTTGGGAACCCATTTGAACTTGGTGATCTGCCGCATCACCTTGTCTTTCCAGCCGGTAAAGAACCGTGGCACAGCCGATGGGTTGACTAGCTTGGCGATACCGTACGCATCTTCCGGTGACTGTGCAGCAGGTGTACCGGTCATCAGCCACAAGTAGGTGTCCGGTTTGATCAAGCTGTTGAGCGTCTTCCACCGTTGCGTGGATACGTTCTTCCACGCGTTGGCTTCGTCACCGATGATCAAGTCGAACCGTCCGTCTTTCTTGATGGCATCCGCAAGGATGGGCAGACCGTCATAGTTGGCGATGATGAACTCGTAGTCGCCCTGTACTACCTCGATGCGCCGCGCTGCGTTGCTGTGGTATGCGATAGCAGCCGTGCGATGCAGCACACTCTTTGCGATGTCACCAAGCCACGCCGACTGCATGATCGACAGCGGGCATAGGATGAGACAGCGCCGTACTACTTTGATCTTCATCAGGTAGTCAGCAGCCCACAGTGCAGCCAGCGTCTTGCCAGTGCCCGGTTCGCTAAACACAAACGCTTTCTTGTTCAGCGTAAGGAACGCTGATGTCTCGCGCTGATGGTCAAACGGTTTGTATCTACCCGGCCACTTGTAGTCGCGCAGTATGGGAGACGGTACGTTGCGCACACCCAAGTTCTTCAGGACGCGCACTTCATCCAGACCCCAGTGCACAGCGACTTCATGGATGCCCTCTTTCACTTCACCCAAGTTTTTGCTGCGCGGGATGATGGCGTATCGGTACGGATGCTTTGTACGAAACACCAACGCTTTGTTGTCAACGATCTGCATTACTTCCTCTCGGTACTAGTGTGCAAAAGTTTGAATCAACGATACGTGTCAGCAGTTTTCTTTTAAATAGTTCTGCGCCAACAGCGTCAAAGTAGGACGTTTCCTCATTCTTTTGAAGGCTTGTGTGTTGAATGTTTCCAAATTTTGCCGTCCATAGCGCAAATAAAGCATCGTTATCCCATTTTGTGAAGTCCGTTTTGTCTACAGACAACATCTTTGATTCTGATAACAGTGCGTTTAAGTCTCCTAGTGCCTCAAGTGTTATGCCTTCCTCAAGTGTGATGCCCTCACCAAGGGTGATGCGCTCATTTTCCGTTGTCGCTTTCATTTGCTTTTTTGCTCCGTAAGCGAAGGTTGCCGGGTTTTGATTTGCCACCAGCACGCAGCGGTTTCACATGGTCGATGTCTTTGCCTTTACGGTCTACGCCTTTCTTGTCGTACAAGCGCCGCGCTTTTTGTCGCTCGCCTTGCAAAGAGTCAGGACCGGATATGCCAAGGTCAAGCGCTTGTTTGTATTCTTTCTTGTACGGACGGGGTTTGTTCACATAGGGCATGATGCTTACTCCTCTTGACGTTGTAGTTGAAAAACATTTCGTACGTTGCGCAGTGTGTTCTCCACACTTGTTTCACTTTCTTCTGATATCACATCGTGTATCAAGCGCATCGCCAGTGTAGCGGCGCACTCCACGTGCAGAAAAATGTGACCTTCTTTTCCATCAGTTCTACAGCCTGCGTAATATATGTGCGGTTGATTACGCAGTATTTCTTGACCACATCCGTAACACACTTGTCCTTTCTTGACGTTGTAGTTGAAAATCCCTGCGCGGCAAAGTGGCATGCGCTATCCTCAATGGTTAGGATGAAACTCGCATGTCTTAACAGGACACCACGGGCACAAACCAGACTGCTTGGGATTCCATACTTCATTTGCGTGCGATGCTTCGATGCGTGACACACGCTCACGGTACTCCCACCACAGCTTGTCTACATCTTCCCGCTTGACCTTGTGTTTGATCATGCTGTTCTTCACAACAAACAACAGCGCTGAATTGACCTGCTGGACCTCGGGGTAGTGTGCGAACACAAGCAGCGACATCAGATCAAGCTGGTTGCGATCCGGGTACTTGTTGCTGCCCGTCTTGTAGTCCACCACCCACGCAATCTCACCGTCCAAAATAAGCAGGTCAGCAATACCGCGCACCCATGCTGCTTTGGAAAACCATTCAACAGGCTGCAAGTTGATATCAAGCGCCATCTGTATTTCAACGCTTTTTTCTCCTTCCTTGGCAAGCAGCGCGTCGATCATTCCCTGTATGAACTCAAACTGCTTTGGTAGCGGCACGCCTTTTACGTACTGTTCCGCTGCTTTGTGTAGCTCTTCGCCGTACAGGATTTGCTCTGTCTTTTCCTGCTTGTGCTTTTTTAGTACGCGTACTTCGTGATACTTCCTTGCGCAGTTCTCGTAGTCCTTTAGTGAGCTGTGTGACCAAGTTACCTTCATGAGGGTGTACCTGCCTGATTATTTGGGTTAGCCGCGAGGCGATGTTTTCAACAAACGCTTCGTTGCTCTCAAGCTTTGACCCCATGTCTTTCAGAATGCCATGCACAACTTCGTGCCAGAACGCAGTGCGTTGCTCTTCTTGCGAGAGCTTGCGTCCAGTTATGCCACCGATATGCGCTAGCGTTATGGTCTGCTTGTCATAGTCGATGGTTGCAATAACTGGTTTGTCCCAAAAGGCTTCTACAAAATCAACACGGTACTTGGTCTTGCCTATGCGGATTGTCATGGTGTCTCCATTATTTAGCGTCGCCGTAGCGCACGCCGACTCCCGTCTCTGCACCTAGCGGGATTCCCGGCATGTACTTCGGCTCTCTTGTCATCTGCTCCAGCACCCACGGCTCTGCCTGCTCCGCTTCATCTTCGGGTACAAGAACAACTGCTTCATCATGCACAGTCAACACGCATGGGTACTTGTTCTGTATCCGCAGCATGCCATCTGTCATTACGCAGCGTGCGACAGCTTGAACGATGTTCTCGGTGAGCTTCCCACCGTAGAGCTTCTTCTTGCCGTACGTCCACTGCACCCGACCTTTTTCGTCAGGATTTCCTGTGAGTTCAGGATAGCGCAAAGACATGCCGTTTGGCAACACCACACGCTCCTTCTCAAAGGTCAAACACTTGTGCTGGAACGACTTGCCGCCGTGCAGCGAGCGGTTGATGAACTCGTCGCACAGACTCCAGAACTCCTTGACCGGCTCGGCTGCCGCGCGGTACTTGTCGATGATGCGCTTTGCTGCAACGCAATGAACCACGATCTCCGCATCGGTACAGACACGGGGTATGGCAAGCGCCTTCTGCATGTTCGGCTCGTACGAAATGAAGTCGTTCATCATCTCTTTAGTTACACCAAGCTGTTTAGCAAACTTGGTGCTGTACAGAATCGGCGGTGCACCCAGAAACCCGGTCAACAACTGCGCTGCGAACGATGCCCACCCAAGTCCGTAACCAGCGCCCAGTAGCGCCGACTTTGCCGACTGCCGCAGGTCAGGGTGACTCTCCTTGGTCATGCCCGGTATGCCAAACATCTGCGCCCCGAACGCTGCGTACGCGTCCTCACCGGAGGCAAAAATCCGCAGCAGGTCACGGTAGTCAGCCAGCCACGCCAGCACCCTTGGCTCGATCTGAGACAGGTCGCACACCACCAGCGTATATCCTTCGGGGGCCATGATCGAGCGGCGCAGAAACGACTTGCGCTTTAGGTTCTGCATGTTCAACCCGCTGCCCTTGCTTGCTGCCCACCGACCAGTGTGCGCACCGTAGTAGTTCAGCGGTACAGGAAGTGCCCCTCTGGTAGAGATGTCTAAGAATCTCTGTGCTCGGGTACGCTCCAGCGTGGACTTCACCTTCAGCCGTGCTTCGCACAGCAGCGCCACGTTCTCGTCGTCATGCTGCATCAGCGCTTGGAACATGGCGTCGTTCTTGGCAAACGCAAACGCCACCTCTCCAGTGGTCTTGCTCACTTTGGTCGGCGGCTCAACGCCCATGCTGCGCAGCACTTCGGCAAACTTGTCGTTGCTGGCCAACTCCTTCTCATCAATCGCAAGCTGAGACAGCAACCCTTCCCGGCGTACGCGCTCATCCTCTATCGCATCCTTCAACATGTAGGGGTCAAGACGCAGCTTCGGATCGGTAAACATGCGCAGG